CCGAGAGAACTTTGCGCAAAAATGACTACAATAATGGCTACCAATTTTCTACTAAAGTGTACCATTCTTATTCCAGTGTCACAATTATTTTACTTCCAACGACCAATTGCAAACCAGTTTATCCCTTCTGTTGCATAAAGATAGTTTTCAGCGCTCCATGTTGCAGCCGGAACTATGACAAAATAAGAGGTATACTGTGTCTTAATCTTACATGACACAACTGAAATACTATCTACTGTACTATCATAAACTCCAACTATTGCTATGTATTTGTTATCATAAAAAGATGTGGGTAAATAGATACTCCTATTTCTGTATGAAGAAGCTAAATTCCCCCATTGAATCATCAAGCCATCAGGCAGTTTATAATATCCATTCTGTCCGAGGTTCCTTGTAACAACATTGGAAAAATCTTTCAATGCGGCGTTCGTCCCGAGAGAACTTTGCAGGAAAATAATCACTAAAATAGCTCCTAATTTTCTACTAAAACAGTTTATATTCAGTTTCATGTCCCAATCTTTTATTATTTCCAACGTCCAATAGCAAACCAATTAAAAGGATATCCTGTTGTGTAAACACCATTTCTATCATTACTCGCGTGCCGTTGTACAACCGTGAAATTTGATTTATTTTTATTATATACCATTACGGCAGAAACCACTACTTCAGAAATGAGTTCAAAAACAGAACATGCTACAACATTGTAAGCTGTATCATAGAAAGAAGCAGGAAGATATATAGTTTTAACATCCCCTATTTTTCCACCGACTCCCCACTGGATCATCAGCCCGTCCGGTAGCTTATAATATCCATTTTGAGAGAAGCTTTTTGTTGAAACATTGGAAAAATCTTTCAACGCTGCATTTGTCCCGAGAGAACTTTGCCAAATTACAAGCAATAAAAGTAATACCAATTTTCTACTAAATCTATCCATAATCAAATTCATGTTGTCAATATTTACTTCCATCGTCCAATAGCTATCCAGTCAAATGATCTGATAGAACTGCCTACAGTTATGCTATTATCTGCAAGAAGATACTTTCGCATGACAGCCACATAAGATGCAGCTTTATTATAGGGCAAAGCAGTATATAAAGAGTGTTCATTAGATATTGTTTCCATCGTAGTCACAAGTCGATAGGAGGCATCATAAAAAGAAACAGGGAAATATATAGTCGCACTTCCTGGGGATGAATTTGCCAAGCGCCCCCATTGTATAAGCAGTCCGTCTTCATATTTACGATAGCCGTTTTGTCCAAGATTTTGCGAGTTAATTTGCGCAGATTTTGTTCCGAGAGAACTTATGTAAAAAATGACCCGCAATAGATAAAATGAATACTATCTTTTTGAATAGATGAATCACTCTGTTCATTACACTTATGTATTTATATTTTATAATATAAATTCAAATCTGGTGATATGATAACTTTGCATAATGGTGATAAGGAAATAGACATTGAAGTAAAGGATGAAAGCTACTCTTATGAAGCTATCATGGGAGAATATACACTCACTTTGTATTTTTCGCATCCGGGATATATTGAAATTCCGGTTGGCTCCTGGTGTGACTTCTACGGGAAGCGTTATTCTTTGAAGAGGGATAGCAATTTCAAGAAGAACGGTGAACGTAACTTCGAATATACTCTGATTCTGGAAACTGGGGAGGCTGATGCTATGCTGTGGAAAGTACGTCATACCGTTGACAGAAGTATTAAATTCTCATATACAGCCAAGCCACATGAACACCTACGTCTACTCGTTGAAAACCTGAACCGTCGGAGTACCGGTTGGAAAGTCGGTGATTGCATTGAAGGAACGGAAAAAGTAATCAACTACAATCACACCTATATTCTTGATGCTTTCAATCAACTTGCAGAACTATATGAAACAGAATGGCAGATCATTGAAGAAACGGTTGAAGGAAAACAAATTAAGACTATCCATCTGCGTAAAGTTGAGTATAACAAGGAGAACCCTTTGAAACTGTCGTATGGTAAAGGCCACGGTTTTAAGGTCGGTGTTGGTCGCGAATCCGGGGAGATACCACCCGAAATAATTTTGGTAGAAACTACAGAACGCAATATTGATTATTCTACATACGGATCTAAGTACCTGTTACTTCCAAAGAATAAGACTATCCGATTTGATGGAATCAAATTTGAGAATGAAGAGGGCTTCGATTCTACTAAGGCGCGTATCTATAAGACCGATGCGGATGGAACTTGTGTCATGCGTGCCGATAAAGAACTTACAACAGCAAAGGAAGATAGTCTGGACTGTACAGCTATTTATCCTTCCCGTGTCGGTACTGTCAGTGCTGTTATTGAAGTGAACAAGAAGAATAACTTCTTTGACTTTGTAGATAAAGACATCCCGGAAGAGTTGAATTTCGAAGATTGTCTCATAGCTGGAGAAAGTATGACTGTCATTTTCCAAACCGGCATGCTTACAGGCAAGGAGTTCGAAGTAAAGTATATCCATGAAGCGAAAGACAAGAAAGAGGCACGTCGATTTGAAATTGTTCCGCAAGAAATCGATGGGATAACAATGCCGGAACCGGAAGTCTGGCGCCCGAAGGTTGGTGATACATACGCAGTGTTCGGAATGCAATTGCCGAAGGCTTATATCTGTAATGACAGCACACAAACAGGTGCGAGCTGGGAAGCTTTCAAGGAAGCAGCAAAATACCTGTATGAACATGAAGATAAAGCATTCATATTTACCGGGACATTGGACGGCATTTGGGCTAAAAAACGCTGGTTGGAGATAGGCGGTAAAATAGTACTCGGAGGGTATGTTGATTTCTATGATACGCAATTTCATCCGGAAGGTTCTCTTATTCGCATGATCGGAATCAAACGCTATATTAATAATCCATATTCTCCGGAAATAGAGTTGTCAAACGAACCAGTCAGTACATCTGTTTCAAGTGATCTGAATAAGATTGAGACGAACAAAGTAGAGGTAGATATCAAGCATAAGGACGCCCTGCAGTTTACTAAGCGTCGGTTCCGGGATGCAAAGGAAACGATGTCCATGCTTGAAGATGCACTGCTGAACTTCTCCGGCTCTGTCAATCCAATAACCGTTTCAACCATGCAACTGCTTGTAGGTGATGAAAGCCTGCAATTCCGTTTTGTCAATTCAAAAACGAATCCAGTTCAGGTATCTCACAATATTACTTATAATGCCAGCACAAGAATACTGAACGCTCCGGCAGGAATCCTTCAGCATTTAACACTCGGCATTAGTTCTCTTTCTTCTTCACATAAGGCAGACGAATATAAGTACTGGGATATGGCTGAATACAATTCTCCGGCATTCATTGACCCGGAAAAGAAATATTATCTATATGCTAAAGTTGGCAAGGAGAATCAAGCTGGAACATTCCTCTTGAGTGAAACAGCTATTAAAATGGAACAGATAGCTGGATATTATCATTTACTCACTGGAGTGCTTAACAGCGAGTATGAAGGTAGTAGAAGTTTTGTTCAGTTATACGGATTTACTGAAATTCTGCCGGGCCGCGTAACAACAGAAAGAATCCTTTCTCCGGATGGTGATACATATTTCGATCTAGTAAAAAGTGAGATAGGCGGTAACATTCAAATTAAAGCCGGTTCCTCCGGATTGGAGAATTTGTCTGAATGGGAAGCAGCTCACAAAGAAATTGAAAATGCTGCGAAGGCGGCGGAACAAGCTAATAATGCAGTTGATGGCTTACATGACTATGTGAATGGGGCATTTGCGGATGGCATTATTACGGAAGCCGAAGCAAAAGCTATTGAAAAGTATATCAATACTGTCAACAATACCAAACAAGCTATCGAAGCGACCTACAATAAGCTATATACGAATGTTTATTTATCAGGGCCTGCAAAGATCGGTTTGCTTAATGCTAAGGTTACATTGATGGGAAGTATTGAGAACCTTATAAATGCTATTAATACGGTCATCACTGACGGACAGACCACTGTAGAGGAAAAAAGAGATGTAGATAATAAGTTTACTCTGTTTAATTCAGCCTTAGCGACTTTCAATACAGCTGTTGAGGAAGCTAATAAGGCAATACAGGATAAACTAAAGGAATATTCCGACGAGGCACTGAAACAAGCGATACAAGCTTTAGAGGACGCTGCAGATGCTGCTAAAGCTGCACAAGAAGCTGCCGATTCAGTCGATGGCTTACATGATTATGTGGATGGCGCATTTGCGGACGGTATCATTGACGGGGCGGAAGCGAAAGCGATAGAGAAGTATTTGAATACAGTCAAAAATACGAAATCTGCCGTTGAAGCGACATATAGCAAACTATATGTAAACACCTATTTGGAAGGTTCTGCAAAAACAGCCTTACTTAATGCCAAGGTTTCCTTATTTGGTGCTATTGATAATCTTATTGCTGCAATAAATACGGTTATTGCAGATGGACAAACGACTATTGAGGAAAAAAAGAATGTAGATGATAAGTTTACTCTATTCAACTCTGCTTTAGCTAGTTTTAATACAGCTGTTGAAGAAGCAAACAAAGCTATTCACGACAAACTGAAAAGCTATTCCGATGAGTGTACAGCCGATTTGAAAGTACTCAATACTCAAATCTCCGCACAAGTAACTCGAGTTGACAGCCTGACGCAGCGGATAGATACTGCAGGTTGGATTACTACAGCTGACGGTAATAAGATATATGCTTCTAAAGAACTGGAAAACGGCAATACGCTTATATCTTATATTAACCAGGCAGCAGGTGAAACGACGATTCATTCATCTAAAATTAATTTGGAAGGTGCTGTTACAATCACCGCACTGCATAGTGATCTGCAGACAATGATTAACTCCAAGATTGATCGAGACGGATTGGGTAAATTAGCATTTGAGGATGCAGTCGAATATGCAAAACTTGGTACTACAATTGTTGTAGGCGGGTATTTGAATACTGATTTGATAAAGGTTCGCAGGATAGATGCTGACTCCGGGTTCATAGGTGGTTTTACTATCGAAAATGGACGTCTCGTTTGGACGCGTTCAGGGTATTTTGGCGGAACATCTCGTAGTTTGAAATTAGGTTCTGGAACGGCAAAAGAAGGCGTTGTTAACGTTACTTTCAATGCAGAAACAGACGGACGTTTTGGGATCGCATCTATTGGTTCCAATTTTGGTGGAGCTTGTATTTATGCTTCCAGGAATCTAAATGCATCAGACAGAAGCTACCCACTGGCTAGTACAACATACGCTGGCTTTTTTGATGGAGGAGTTTATGTGAAAGGTTCTTTATCGAGTGAATTATGCCTTGCCGATAATTTTGGTTGTATTACAAGCCGGAATTCAGATGGAAGTATAAACTATTACCAAGGAATTGATTTTGATTTTGGTAGTAATATGAAGTTCAGAAAAGGACTATTAGTATCAATCGCTTAATATTAATGATTATGAAATTAAATTTAAACAAACCTTTAATAGATTTTAGAGGTAAGGAAGCCATTAAAATAGTCAATGGCAAGGAACAGAAGCAGTTTCTTCGTGATATGGTTTCGGAAGCGCTTTATGCTGCCGGTATGAATCCTCAATCAGGTATGGATATGGCAAAAAAACTACGTGCCTACAATATGCTCCAACAAATCATAAATAACCGAGGAATACTTGAGATTACAACAGAAGACGCTACTCTCTTAAAGGAGATTTGTGCAGATGTCTTTACGGCAGGTGCTTTCGGGCAAATTAATGAACTAATTGAAGGAGGAGGTAAAGAATGAATATTACATCAACTAACAGTACTGCCACAACTAAGGTTACGGACGCTATCAGGATTAAGTACAGAATGTCAACCCGTGGTACCGAAGCGGTGAAAGATATTACTGCCGAGATTGTCAAAGATGAAACGACTGTCGGCTTCTTCAATATTTCGCGAAATGGAGTAACTGGATTCTCGCTACATGAGGCTCATGGGCTAACCTTTGGCGAAGTGAAACAAGTATTTCAGACAGCTATTGATGATTGTAGCGAGGTATTAAAATGAAAGATACGATATGGGAGTAAATGAGTGGATAGCAGTACTGGGAGCAATAGGTGGTACTTCAACAATCACATGGCTTGTAACCTTTTGGGTAAATCGTAAAACAAATGCTCGCAAGGAAGATGCTACGGCTGATAGTATGGAAAATGAGAATGAACGTAAACAGGTTGATTGGTTGGAGAAACGTCTTGCCGAACGTGATGCAAAGATTGATGCAATCTATGTAGAACTCCGTCAGGAACAAGCTGAGAAGCTCCAACTCATCCACGATAAACATGAACTGGAACTTAAACTTAAAGAAGCCGAGATAAAGAAGTGTGATGTGCGTGGTTGTAGTAAACGTCAGCCGCCAAGTGATTATTAATTAAAATGGGAGGAAAAAAAATGAAAACTATTGATGCAATTATCATCCATTGTTCGGCCACGCGTGCCGGACAGGATTTACGAGCCAAAGATATTGACCGGATACACCGGGCTCGGGGATTCAATCAGATTGGTTATAATTTCATTGTTGATCTTGACGGAATAGTTGAGAATGGGCGACCGTTAAGCATTGACGGAGCGCATTGTAATACCAAAGGATTTTCAAAGTCTTCGTATAATAAGCATAGTGTTGGCATCTGTTATATCGGAGGCTTGGACGCATCTGGAAAACCTGCAGATACACGTACTCCAGCTCAAAGGACAGCACTACGCGAATTGGTCGCAAAGCTTTGTAAGGAATATCCTATAATTGAAGTACTCGGACACCGTGATACTTCGCCGGATCTGGACGGCAGTGGTGAAGTAGAGCCGGCAGAATATATCAAGGCTTGTCCCTGCTTCGATGTCAGGAGTGAATTTTCTAATTTTCTTCGTAATACAGTGATCCGGCCATGAAAGCGCTAATCTATATAACCATATTCCTGATGTTGGGAATATGGTTTACCTCCTGCAAGACTTCCCGGAATATGGAAACTCAAAAGCAGGTAGACTATTCCAGTGAATTGAGTCGTATTCAAAGTATAATTGAATCACTACGGCTGGATGTGAATAAGCAGATAAAAATTACTACTGACAAATTGAGTGATTTGAAGATTGAGAATAAAACAGTTTACTTGTCTGCTCCAGATTCAACAGGGAAACAACATCCGATTAAAGAAAGTACTACTACTGCATCCAAGCAGGATCAGGAACGAACAGAAGTTGATGAAACATTGTCTATTACTTTACAGCAGTTCTCAAATCGACTTGATACTATAAGTAATAAGGTTAATGTTTTGCTAAATCAAAAAGAAATTGTCGTAGAACTATCATGGTGGGATTTACACAAAGATAAAATATATGTAATCATTATTTTTATTGCTATAGGGGTGCTTGTGTATATATACCTAAAATAAATATATTTTAGAAGTGGCTATTTTTTGTGTTTCTATGTTTATAAACATAGAAACTTATTTAACGTTGGCAGGTTGTTTTTTTATTTTTGCAAAAAATATTTATTTGAAAAGATATGGATACAAAATCATTTTTTGAAAAGTCTAAAAAACAGCTTAATATATTAAATAAAAAAGGTTGGTTAGCTAATATTTCATCATACAATAATGAATACATTTGTCCTTTGTGTTTGAACAAGTTCACTGCTGAACAAATGGATGAATTGTCACAAGAAGATGCACCACAAGACAAATTAGGAGGTAAAAGAATAGCCTTAACATGTAAAAAATGCAATAATACGTGTGGCTCATCTATGGACTGTTACTTGATAAATAGAATTGAAAACTATGAGAATTCTATTTTTATACCAGGAACAAAAAGGGACGTTAAAGTTAAAGTTGCTGATAAGACTTTTAATGGTCAATTAGAAGTCTGTAGTGATGGGCGAATGATAATGACTAATAGCTTTAAACAGAATAATCCTACTTTATTAAGTGAATATATGAAGCAACTAGCGGAAGATATGGCGCTGTCCATTGAGAATAAAAATAAAAAAGTAGATGATACACGCCTTTCTGTTGCGTTGTTGAAAAATGCATATATCATACTTTTTGCAAAATTCGGTTATACCTTTCTGATGGATGAACTTTATGATACTATAAGAGAGCAGATTGAAAAACCTGATTCAGAAGTTGTTCCTAAGCTATGGAAGATAACTACAGAACGAATGATTCCTGATGGTGTATATTTGATGTCTGATTGCGATGGTTTTTTAGTTTCTTACACCATTAAAAAGAATATTGAGTATTATGTTTTGGTAGCGATACCTTTCCCTAATGTTTCATTTGATGAAATAGTAGCTTATCTTACAACCATTGGACCGAATAAGCCTATGACGTTAAAAAAAATCACTAATAGAGATTATTGGCAAGATGAAAGTGCTATTGAATTATTAAGAAAAGAAATATTTCTAGAAAAAGGAGTATAGGTATTGACTGATGGTAACCAATGATACAGTAAAAGCTATCCCCCCAAAAGCTCCAATAGGAAGAGAGAAGTAATGGCAGAAGAAAATAAATATGCCCATGATTCCGTTCAGGAGTTATGAAATTTTTCATTAACTTAAATAAGTCTCCAGTATGAATAGAATTATAATTATTGGTAACGGTTTTGATTTAGCTCACAATTTAAAGACTGGATATAAAGATTTTATAAATGATTATTGGGATACTGTTGAAGAAGGGATTTATGATAAATACTGGCGGTTGTTAGACCAACAATATGGAGGGGGCAAACACCCTCTTAATGACTATGAAGATCAGTTTATAAAAATTGGAAAAGAATATGATAAAACCGGAGTTAATAAAGTTTGTTCTTCTTATAAAGAAGATAGTCCTTTATGGAAATTGCATACACTAATTGATGAGCATAATAATGATCCTAGTTCAAATGTGACAGTTACTTTAACGTTCACAAATCATTTTTTTGAGCGTATATCTCATCAATGTTCTCTTGTGAATTGGGTAGATATAGAAAATGAATATTATAAGGCATTGAAAGAGCTACTTCAAGAAGAAAATTACCAAAAGCAAAACGAAAGTATCCATACGCTTAATAAAGAGTTTGATAGTGTAAAAAGATTGCTAGAAAAATATTTAACTAGGATTACTGAAAACACAGAACTGAAAAAACATCAATCTATACAAGATGCTTTTTCAAGTTATGTAGAATTTGAAGAAGTTGCCACTTGTAAGCAAACTGCATTTATTAACTCTTTTTTTTCTAATATGGATATACGTTTTGATTTTGACATTGACCGGCATGGAGATCTTTCATATAATGAATGCTTGACAAAGGATGAAGAACTGAGGTACTATATTGATAAGAAACTTAATAATGACAATTTTAAAAAAGAGAATCTTATACCAAACACCTTGATTCTAAATTTTAATTATACAAAAACGGCAGAAAAATTATATATTAAAAATGGAAATGACAAGATTATTAATATTCATGGAGAGCTTAACAATGAAAATAATCCCATTATATTCGGATATGGTGATGAGCTAGATGATGATTATGAAAGAATAGAGAGATTACAGAATAATGATTTTCTAGAGAATATTAAATCTATACGATACCATAAAACAAGAAATTATAGAAAGCTTTTGGAGTTTGTTGCATTAGGTCCATATCAGGTCTTTATAATGGGGCATTCTTGTGGAAACTCTGATCGGACATTATTAAATACTTTATTTGAGCATGATAACTGCCTATCTATTAAAGTCTTTTATCGACAGTACGAAGATGGGACAGATAATTATATTGATATGATAAAAAATATATCTCGTAATTTTAATAATAAGCCTAATATGCGTGATATAGTTGTTAATCGAGAAAGTTGTTCTCCTTTGGTGCCTGTAAAAAAAGAGGTAGCCGAATAAGCTACCTCTTTCAATTATAAATAGTTTTTTCCCAGTCATCCAACACTGTTACATCCCACCGCGGAAGATCCGGATTAATATAAGTTACTGACCTGCCATACACAGAGAAACTTTTTCCAATAAACTCGTCGATAGCTTCATCTTCCCCTTTTTGAAGACAGATATTCATAAAAACATGCATTTCATTCCAGTTTGTAGGCCCAATGAACAAAGATTCAATCAAGCGGCCTTTAACAGGTACACCGATAACTTGCTCTTTTATCCTATCAACTAAAGAAACTGCTTCTTCAAATGTCATACTTGTAATTTTAGAGCAAAGATATAAAAAATAGATGCCCTCTCCCCTATCATATAAAAGCTATTTCAATCTGTGGAATTTCAGTATTACAAATTTCAATTCTATTAAGAAAGATATTTTCGTAATTCTTCGATTGCCTGTGATGCACTTCGAACTACCACATACTTATTACGACATGATTCCGCTTGTTTTTGAAACTCTTTTTGATATTCTGATTGTTTCCCCACCTTCGTTTTAAACTCTATACAGAGAGAAGCAAAACCCTTTTTGGGAATAAGTACGATCACATCAGAAACACCAGGCTTTACTCCTTGACGTTTCAGGTTAGCAGCTTCACGTATATGACGGCTTCCACCGTTCGGAACGGCAAATATAAGTTTGTCAGGTATATTAGGGAAATATAGAGGAATAAGTTTAAAGAACTCTGTTTGTATTCGAGCTTCCTCGTTATTATGTACTTCTTTAGAGCGCGTAGGATTACGCTGATCTGCATAACAATTATAACACATAAAGTCGGTACCGGTTTTAATAACCGATACCGTTTCTTTTCCGCATAAAATGCACTTTTCTTTAGTCATTTTCGCAATAAGGTGTCTTAGATTCGATTCCATATTTTTGCAGTAACTGTTTACTAACATATATAACCTGTCTACAGGTTTTTTCAGAGAACATTCCGATATGTGTATATTCTTCTGGAAGTTCTAATACAGACGAGAGCCATGTATAAGCTTCTGTTCGCTTCATTAACTTGAATCGCCATATCTTATCGAAATATTCGTGTGCTTCATGTTTGAGCACTCGGAGCTGTTTGTTGGCTAATCTGCCTAAAGCCTGATCGGTTCCTTTATGTACACCAACATAAGCATTGCAGGTACGGCAGATATAAATCATACCGTAAGATTTGCCATATACAATGGAACTATCCATAAATTCTGTATTTTTTCCACAATACGGACAAATTTTGCCTTGTATAATAAGTTTCTGTCTATTGGTGAGTTCGTTCATTTCTAATTAAAAACAAAGCAGAAGAGGTGCTGCATAGCAAGATAGCCTTTAAACTACCTCCCCGAAGGTTCGAACTTCTTGAGCAATTTCCGTGACTTACTGTACACATTCGGCTTTGTTTCATTTCTCTATTATTATACGTTAATTCCTTGCTTCCTGTAATATTGGGCTATTTTCTCTTTTTGTGCTTCGATTTTTAGGTCGAGTTTAGCAACACGATTAACAAGCCTTCCCCGTCTGGCTTCAAGCTCTTCCAGCTTTGCAGCCTGTTTCTTTATCATTCGCATACTTTAGTTCCTTTCTATTCTGTTATTTGTCAATATATTGCCATTCATATACCACTCTATCATTTTCTTGTTCCCATTTATCGGGTCTGTCTTCATCCCAAAAATCTGCATAGTATATGGTCCTGGTGCAGGCTTGATAGCCTGGATGAATCATTTTGCGTAGAATATGGGAGTTTGGTTTTGGACGTTCATCTTTGAAATTACGCCACGGATTTTGTTTTGCATGCCATTCGGCACCAGCTTCAAAGGACCTGACAGATACTTTTCTTGCCATTGATGTTATAGCTACGCACTCTTGTTTCTGATAGGCGCTTTCTGCTTCTTCCTTATATGTGCCTTTGCTCCAATGGGAGCAAGCTGCTTGTTTTACTAATGATTGTTCCATTATGATATTCCTTTCTAAATTTGTTATGGGATAATTAATTCGGGATTATCATAGATATTACCAATCACGATAGTATCATCCATTTTTGTAAGATCAGATTGCCCGAAATAGAATAAATTTCGACCATTAGAAAGTTGAAAACGACAATTATCATATAGGATAATAGCTGTATATTCTTCTGGTTCAAAACCAAATGTAATAGTGTGAAGAATATCCCCTTCATAGATTTCTTTTCCGTTCTTGTCGAATAAGCCTGTGAATTGTCCCACAGTTGTAGTTTCTACCTTACTTCTATTAAACATTTCAGTAGCTTCGCATCCATATTGGGAAAGTTTCTTGCTGAAAATAGCCATTTCACCACTTTCGTACTGAATCAAGTCACCAAATATCCATTCGTTATTATATAAGTTTTTACCTCTGAATTTTATTGTTCTCATATTCATTACTATCTTTATGTTATTCGTCAATTACTTCTTATTCTCCTTGCATTTCTTGCAGAGATAAAGCCCTGTATCTTCATCTCTACCCTCTGATTTCCACATATCAGACATACAATTATCGCAATATGTAGCCTCACTTTCATCTTCACATGCTCCACAAAAGTTCTTTCCCTCAATCTCGTAATGACAACCTTCGGAATAACTATCATACAATCTCTTACACACGTCACACATTTCTATCGAATCCGGTAGTATGGGGAAGTGTTCTTGTAGATACCAAATAACAGTACTTGATTGCTCTGGAGTAAGTTTAACTTTATACTCATCACCTAAAGAAATTCCTTCTGGAATATCACCCTACAAAAAGGAATGAAACTCTTGAATCCATTCTAAATCGCTCCAATCACGATTAGAATTATTCTTTTGAAGTTTGATCTCATTCTTATTCATTTCTATCTTGAATTATTGAAATAGTGCTTGCTGCACTTGCGACAATACAAATTTATTCGCATCAGCAAAGAACTTTTTCTTTATCTCGAATCCGTATGCTCTGCGTCCTAGTTGGGCGGCAGCTAATAAGGTAGAACCACTTCCGGCACATGGATCAATTACCACATCACCCTTATCAGTAAATATCTCTATTAACCTACGAAGAAGTGGAACCGGCTTCTGTGTTGGATGTATTTTAGGTGTATCATTGTCTCTTACCCAATCAAAGCAGTTGAATATCATCCGACCATCATTGTTGAACTTTGGAAGTTTTTCACGATAAAAAAGTAAACCGTACTCACAGTTACCTACTACTTTCATGTTTGCTTTTAATACCTGTGCGGAAAAATCTTTCCGGAATACAAGATTGATATAATTATTCAGCCCATATCTTTTACCTAGTTCAATATACCGGAACTGATCCTCAAACTCACAGAAGATTATCATACAAGGCGCCTTAGCTTTATCCTTTGGCTCTTTTACAAGCATCTGGGAACAGAAATGCATAAATTCCGCAGGTCTAAAATCCTTATCAGTATCAAAGAACTCTTTACCCGCCTTATCGCTTTCTCCGTTCTTATTATCACCATCCACATACCATGAGGGATTAGAGGCATAAGCATTATTTCCTAAATTGTAAGGGACATCGGCTATAATTAGTTGAGCTTTAGGAATTCCATAAACTTTATAATTCTGGAAATGATCATTGTATAACTCTATTTCTTTCATATTTAAATTGGCTTGAATTATAGTAGCCCAAAGGCTACCAGATTAAACATCTCCCCACAGTGTCTTTGCGAGTTCGTATTTCTTTTGTAATTCATTTACTTCTTTCTTTGCATAAGTAAGAGCATAAGAATGACTACGCGGGCACTTTCCCGATTTAACGGCTTCGTGATATTTTTGAGCAACTTCAAGTTTATGCTCGTAGAAATCGATACTCTCCGGCATGGATAAATTGATTGTATTTGCACGTTGTTCCCAATATTTAGCTATCCTTTCGTGCTCGGCTGCTTTTTCGTCAAACTGAACACTTTTACCCATATTGTTCCATGCATCATCTATCGCTTTTCTGTGTCGCTTCTCGCTATGATGTCCCACTTTGATAGGCTCACCTAGAGAAAGAAAATCCTTATCTTTATTGGACTTGTTGTAATATTCACAGCTTTTCTGTACAGCAGATGTAGCCCATTCATGACGACGTTCAGCTCTTTGTTTGGCCCACTCTTGCACATTAAAGCCATCAGCCCGTACGATTGAGTAGTAATAGAATCCATCACGTTCGTAAATGAGGTTGAAAACAATACATTCATTTTCTTTTCCATACTTGGTTGTAACCTCGATTACTTCTCCTTTTTCATGTTTTTCACTACATTTTGCAAGAAAAACATTTGGTACATATTTACTATACGTATTCATAGTGCCTATAATTATTGATTAAAAACTTCTTTGTGTACTTGGTTAATTGTTCCATTGATTATTAATGATCCTTTGGTAACACGAATCTTGTTACCTTTCTCTTGAACTTGGTAGCCCGCTTTTTTTAGCCGGTCTATTTTCTGTTGTGGCTCCATTTTAAAACCCCTCATCATCATAATCTGTATCAAATATTCGTGCAACCATATCGACGATATTTTCCTCAATGTCTTCCGTAGATCCGGTTACAGCATTAGCTATATTCTTTTTCTCCTGGATGATTCGATAAACCTTCTCATCTATCGTCCGACGGCCAAGAAAATAGTAACAGGTAACAGAGTCCTTTTGCCCGATACGGTGTGCCCGGTCTTCGCACTGACAACAATCGGCGTATGTCCAAGGGAACTCAACAAAAGCGACATTACTTGATGCAGTAAGCGTTAAGCCAACTCCAGCCGCTTTAATAGAGCAAATAATTATATCTGTCTTAGGATTATTCTGGAAGGCATCAACCGCTCTTTGCTTAACATCTTGGGAATCTCTTCCGGTAACTGACACAGCAGTGGGAAAGTAACGTTTCAGTTGGTCTACAACCTCATGAAGAGAACAAAAGAGGATTATTTTCTTTCCATTCTCCCGGAAGTCTTTCACAAATTCAATAACATCGCGTACTTTTCCACGTGCGGAGATCTGCCGAAGAATATTGATACGTACCATGACTTCACCACGCAAAGCCTTTTCAATCTTTTCATCGTCGGCATCCTTATATTTCTGTAGATACATAATAAGGTCACGTTCGGCATCTACGTACTCCTTACGATTAGTAATTTCACATGTGTTTACTTGACGTATTTTATCCGGAAGATCTGTAAGAACTAGTGACTTTTCACGTCGAAACATACAGTATTTCCATAGGTTGAAATTTAATTCTTTCAAATTTGACGCTTCTCTTTGACCTGAACAGTATCGGTTAACAAAAGGCTTATAACCTCCAAAATCTTCCATACGATTCAATATTGCTAGCTGTGGAATCAGGTCTTTTGGCCTGTTGACAACTGGGGTTCCCGTCAATTCGATAATCCATTCTTTGCCGGTGCATATCCCTTTACAGAATTTAGCCTGCTGGGTAGATGCAGATTTACAACGATGACTCTCATCAATGATAACTGATTTGAATAAGTTGATTGAGTTTCTAAATTCTACATCTCGTAGCGTCCAGCCTTCGGACTTCTTTATACGTTGTACAAAGTACTTTTTTAAAGACTCATAATTGACTATAAATACCTGATGCATTCCTGTTTGAAAGAAAAAAGTCCAAGTATCACGTACTTTATCAGTTAAGATCATTGCTTTTTTGTCCGTAAACTTCTCCCATTCACGCATCCAGTTTATTTTTAATGAAGAAGGACAAATAACAAGACAAGGAAAAGCACCAGCGATATTAATTGTTGCAATACTCTGCAATGTCTTACCGAGTCCCGGTTCATCACAGTTCATAAACCGTTTTAATTCTAATCCTCGAGCAATGCCTTTAAGTTGATAAGGATAAGGTTGAATTTTAAGATTATGAGGAATGACCAGCTCCGGAAGTTCCGGAATATCGTAAACAGCTTCTTCTTCCCTTTTTTCATTGCCACTAAGCCAGTTTATATTCTCAAATTGCTGTATTTGATAAATCATCCTTTCAAGATCAACTCTACTCCTAGTCGGAATAATCCAAACTTTTCGGGTACCGTCAAAACGTCTTCCAGGAATCTGCCTGATCCGATCTACGATAGAAGGTTTATATTTGAAAGATAATTCAAAATTATCTCCTTTTAATTCGATATTCATGATTTAGAGTATTTTGTAGGGGGAATTATCCCCCTATAGTGATTGGTGTTATGCAGTTGCATCTAAAGGAGCTGGAGCTTCTATTTGCTTCTTTCGCCCTCTTTTTTTAGGTTTATCTTCAATTATAACGGCTTCTTCCGGTTCGTCTGTATCAAAATCAAGACGTTCCTGTCTGACTCCCCATTTCTCTTCAAACAGATAACTCTCAACTTCCGCATCACAAGCTGCCGCATCAATGCTCAATTCTTCATAGTAAGGATAGTCTGCATCAAGAAGAGGAACGAAGATTTTCAGATCAACAACCTTGCCAGACTGAAGTAATTTAGCTCCCATAATAGTAATTCCAGAAACACTGTCGACACTATCGTTTGCATAGCCGGTTATGATGTAATTTTCAAGAATCTCTGAATAGCCAGGAGACGTAAAACTATCCTTATTAATATTGGCAGCTTCCGGCTGTTCGCATAATACGACAAGATGTAATTTAAGACGATTAAATGTCTCTCTTAAGTCACTATGAATGATCTGATCGCAGTTCTTGCTAATTACATTCGTATAGTTTGCTTCCGAAAAACGTTCATTGTACACTACATTCAAGCGGTCCTTTTTAATAATCGCTTTCTTGATTTCATTTTTTGCTTGTTCCATAATCTTCTTTAGTTGATAAAGTGATAATACTAAACGTTGATACAACTCCCATTACGGCAGCCGTAGTTATTTCTCTAGTTGTAGCATCTTCTCTTTGAGAGAAAGATAATGCCGTAAACAGGCCGATAACGGATATTCCGATTGTGACTCTTCTTAGATTTTTCATGATAATTACTTTTTGTTGTTAAACATTCCGGACATTTGCATTTCTGCCTTAGCTTTACTTATTACAGTTACACACCACGATAATTGATGTGTTGCCGTCCGATTGCAACGTTCGCACCAATCAACTAAGTATCTCTCTTCCCGACATAAAGAATTGACTAGAGCATTTATCGCTGTCGCTGTTGCTTTCGCACTTTTTGCCGTGTCTACAAGCGTCTGCATGACCTCGGATTTCATTGCCTCATTGAGCCAATATTTTGAATCTGCGAGCAATTTTCCAGAGCGGGCAACATATACAGCTAAATCATTACCGCGTTGTACAGCTTCTGCTACATCTTCGCTCATAGTTATATTAAGGAATGAATCTATATTGGTTAATTCGGCCAATATTTGTTCTTTTGATGTAATAAGTAAATTCATATTGTTTTATGGTAAAATATAATCAGACCATTAATTGCCACCACTTAAAAGCAAGGTCCTCGTATTTCTCTTTTCCTCTGATGTATGAAGGGTGTTTCCGGTCGGTGATAAAATGCTTGAAGATTCTACAATTCTTCTTGCTGATAGCATAAATAAAATCTTGTTTGCTACCGGCTATATCCATATACCATGCCCGGGACCGGTCCCAGTCAAAGAAATCTATCGCTTCATCAAATTGTGTTTGGGACTCTGCGAAGGTCGTTTTTAAATCACCTCCAAAGTTGAAAGAAGACAACCACCAATCCCATTTACACCGTGTATCAAGATGATAAACAAAGTTCCCATAAAAGAACTCTTGTTGTTTATTAACCATAAACTTTTGTGTATCGGACTGTGCTAAAACGACAGCTAGAAATTGATCCTTTTCTGCTTCTTTCCGGAGAGCCTTACGCATTTCAAGCCCTAGTTCAAATTCGTCTTTCGTATACACGTAATCGTCTACCATTAACTTGTCATATCTTACACGCTCGTTTTCTGTAATAAGAGCATCTACAAGAGTTCCAAACTTGAATGCCTTCTCTTTATCCCCGTATTGAGCACGGGGATAAAGATAGTTCTTAAGCTCTGTCAGATCTGAATTGCTGACCTCCGGACGAGAGTAATATGAATCAGGATTTGACATGGCTATTTGGCTTTTACATCTGCTTCATATCGGATGAATTTTGATTCGATATGCTTTTGATCTTTACCGTTCGCCTGCTTCTCGCAATAAGTAATCATCTTTTTAAAGATTTTCTCCAGTTCTTCAACAGGCAATGTTTGACCTTCGTTTATCCACCACATCTGGAATATTTCTAAATATCCCTGCTGATGAAGTACAACAATCTTTTCTTTCACCTTGGCGTTAGTCGGTGGAGGAGCAATAGAAGCGGCAGCTTCCCTAAAAAGACTACCAATAGAGCTTTGTTGTGCCTTCAGTGCAGCCTCTTGTTTTGCTGCTTCTTCCTCCTTTTTCAACTCTTCCATTCTTTTGGCTGCAGCTTCTTTTTCACGTTGTTTACGCAATTCTTCCGCTTTGGCAGCTTCCTCTGCATTAGCGAGACGAAGTTGTTCCAGTTCTGCAAGTTCCTTGCGTTTAGAGGGAACACGGTCGGTAAGGTCTTGCTTAACGCTTACAATCTTTGCCTTATACTGTTGAGCGTATTGCTCATATTTGCCCTCTAGAACTTCTCGGCGAATCTCCTGTTTTGTTTCTTGACTAATATAGTAAGTCGCAGAATCCGCACTAAACTTATCAAAATGAGATTTGGGATAATCGGTCTGAAAAACTGTGATTCCTATAACTTCACGATCGAAGTTTTCATAAGTCAAGTTGGAAAATATTCCCTGCAATTCAGAAACTTTACTTGAAAGATATTGGTTGAAATAAGAAAGAAGGCTATCCCCTATTATCTGTCGATAGTTTGCTTTCTCTGTTTCAATTCTAGCTCTCTGTTCCGCTTCTCTCTTTCTTTTCTGTTCTTCTTCGTATTTAAACTTGGCATACTCATTGCGCTTTATCACAAGCTTTCCGGGAATTGTTGAAGGATCCTTAGGATCAATTTGTTTTTCTTGGGAGGTGAAAAAGGAACGTATTCTATCAAATATCTGCGTAATAGGTTTACGACGTTCATCCATATTTTTGAGTGTTACGCTAACCTTTTTCAAGTAGTCGGCTGTAGCCTGATCTATTGTTTCATTCATACCTTCTCCTTCGATAGTGTCAAGGAGAGCTTGCCCAGCTTCATTACACTTTTTGACAGAATTTGTATTCTTCCCCATTATATCTGGAAAAGATGACAGAATATTTTTTGCTTCGTCTATTTTGATTAACTCTGTTGCCATATTATTTATTTTAATCGGTTAGTAAGTATTAGAATCCACCGTCTTCATCATCATCGGAGACTGGCACCTGTACAGGTTCTGGAGCTTCCAGTTGTTTTTCTTCACCGAAAGGAATATTAGGATTATCCACAGCCTGAACGGGTTCATTAACCTTATCTTCATCCACCAAGCCATAGTCGATAATTTCTTCCTCTTCTTGATCCGAATCCATAATAGTAAACTTACCTGTACGCACTTTTGGATAAGCATCAAACGCATGTTTGATCATCTTATTCTCAAGGAACCCAGGATCAATGCTGCCATTATTCGAAGTATAGAGTGCATTGGCTTTACCCAATTCACGTCTTTTAGTTTGATCGTTCCACTTCGAATTTGCTTTTTCACTATAATGTTTCAATCGTTCGATATCACCTTCCATTAACCATTGATAATCTACCGAGTTGTCATTTCGTACAATACGAATGAATGCAGCAATAACTTTGGTTGAAGTACGGGGACATTGTGCTTCATACTCGATATTCTTTATACCATTAACTAAGGATGCTTTAAAATGATCTCCCTCATATACAACGACTGGATTATCCGCATACTTGATTTGCCCGGCACGCATACGCATTGTCAGTTCGCCATACCCGGTAACTGAAACATAGGCACGTTTTTCATAAATATCATATCCTTGTGCATTCTTGTGTCCGGTTTTACTGCTTCTGCTAAGTATATAGCAAAGTGGATGTCCTGTTTGATCTAGTGTAAGACCGTTGACTGCTATATCAAGAAAACAGCCATATAGAGACATCTTTGTCGAATCTGCCAAATCAGGATTATCACGGAGAAGTTTTTGAAAGTTGAATACTTCTTTATGATACATTTGCTCACCTTTATCTGTTCCCCAGATAGCATTGTACATTTGAACGAATTTTGCCTGTACATTTTCACTTTCGACAATTTTCGTTGCTGGAAGCGCATTTAGCTCTTCCACTTTTACTTCAATAATTTTACTCATAATTGTTTAAATATTAGCGTTTTATTAATCTCCTTGATATACTCCACGTCTATATTCCTCCATTAAAAGAATATCTTCGGCCGTGGGCTCTATGCTTATATTTTTATCAGGTTTAATCTCTACAGGAGTAGGAACATAGTTCTTTTTCTGTTCTTCTCTTTCTGCAATCTGCTTTCCGATACTGTCTTGCAGAGCCTGTAATACTTCTGATGATTTCGGTATATATCTCATACAGCGATCTGCATTAGTTGTTTGATAATGTTATCTGGAACTTTATTATGCAAATCCATCATTGCACTGGCTGTTTCCAATTCGGATCGTTTCACATAATATTTTCCTCTTTCCTTATTATTTGCCGGATAAAACTTAATCCAGGCTTTTTCGCGCCACTCTTTTATTAGGCGTTTTCCGTATATTTCTTCCGCTTGTGATATTGTTACTACTTCGGGGAGTAGTCCCAGCATCGTAAGCGTTTGCACCGTCCCAATTTTAATGCATCGGGCGACCATCATTTCGAAGCAATTTTCCATAATCTCTAATTAGGCTGTTTCCTATACTTTTGAATGGTGTTGAGCTGATTTTATTACTGAAACACATCTGCATCTCTATGCTATGCTGCCTGATTAATATTGATTAGAGTTCATATACTTCTTCTATTTTATTTCTTCGTATTCTTGCCCGTCGACTCCGGTTAAGATCGTTGTTGCAGTCAAATGCAATCTGAAAGGCAATAATTCCAAGAAACGAAAGAGCTACGATTGTTTTCTGCAATTGCTGGAAATCAATATTTAGAGCAAATGCTCTATTAGCCCACCAACTGCCTAATTCATTCAGTTTACTTGTTCCTGTCTTTTTGTAAGCTCTATCCAGTATTACGTTTACCGTCCCGTATGCAATATTCAAGAGATCCGCAATCTCTTTCTTTGCTTTACCACAAAAAGCGAGGCCAGCAATCTGATTTTCGCGCTTCGTTAGTTTAGCGTCAGCTTGCAGTTCCATGATGCAAAGTCTCTAGTTCGGCGGCAGCTTTGGAGACTCCTTTAGTAGCTTCCAAGGCTTCATTAGCCATTCTTACAGCGACATTCAATACTTTTGCTTTGTAGGTTGAGCGAGCAGAAGCCGGCTTATTATTAAGGATATTGTGCACTGTACCCTGTGAGCATCCTACTTCTTTCGCTATCTGCTTTTCGTATCCGTAAGGCAGATTTGCTTTGATAGTTTCTAATTGATTTTCCATATACATTATTATATTTATAGTTTCTAGTTCCCGGAAAGGCGGTCAAACCCGTCCGGGATTATATAGCTTATTCTTCCGTTTCTTTGTCAGTGAATGAATACTCTTCTTCTGCAATTCCGAAAGAAGAAAACAGTTCACGAATTTCATCTTTCAGTTCTTCGTCACCATCACACTCATATCCATCATTCATATCATAAGTTGGTAGTTCCCAAACATTGGTACTTGTTTGGTTTAGTTCTGTACGCAGCAAACTATATCTAATTGCATCCTTTGCCTTACTTGCTTCCTGTAATGAAACTTCTAGAATTGTCTTCATTTTCTTATTTTATTTATAAATGTAATCAGGTGAATTTTTATATCCATCAAACGAAATTCCAAACGCATCAAAATCACTCTCGCTTGCTAGTCTGATTTCATTCGGATTGTTGATCTGGAAATTGTTCTGCAAATTGGTTGTACCAATAGCTCCTTTCAGAGGTGAAGAATGTAGTATTTGAACTGAATCAGGCAATTCTGGTAGAATATACCCAAGCGTATGTTCTTTGTAAACCACTAATTTTATTTTTTCTGTCTTTACCATATCTATATATCGATTTAGAGTAAATAATCTATTTTGTTAACTTTATTGCCCTTTTATTTTGGCGTTATCATTGTTTTACGTTAACTTTATAGTGCAAATATAGAATTAAAATCTACACATGTAGATATTTGCATAGAGAAATAATCTATATATTAAGAAAATTTAGGATTTAATGAAAGAAACAGTTAGAGATAGGCTACTCCAATTCATAAACGAATTAGGCATAAGCACAAGAATGTTTGAGCAGAATTGTGGTTTAAGCAATGGATTTGTCCGAAACACAGGAGACTCTATAAGACGGAATAATTTAGAGAAAATATCTACAATCTACCCAGATTTGAATACAACTTGGCTATTGACTGGCGACGGAAATAAACTAAATTCTTCTGCGAAATCTATCACTTCTATTTCCTCTGAAATGCCTGCACCAAGCAAACAATCATCCAAAGGAATACCTTATTTTGACGTTGATGTTACTATGGGATATGATGAACTTCCCAACGATCAGACTAATATTCCTAATTACTATTTGCATATACCTGCATTTCAGAATTGTGATTGTGCGGTACCAGCTTATGGACGTTCTATGATTCCAGACATAAATGATGGTTCTATTATAGCTATTAAGGAAGTCAGTTTAGATAGTGTTCTTCCTGGAGAGGCATACCTTATTATAACAGATGAATACAGAACTGTGAAATATATCCGTAACTGCAAGGACAATCCTAATAAATGGCGTTTAGTTCCAAAGAACTTGGAAGAATTTGACGAGATGATAATAGACAAGACTAAAGTTCTTCGAGTATTCCTTGTAAAAGGGGTCATAACAAATAAGATTCTATAGCATAATTCTACAACAAAAAACTAATTATGGAAGCATTTGGATTTATAGGTGTTGTATATCTATTGGCTGGAATTATCCAGTTGATTATTCTTTTTGTTTTGATTGTGAAATTCCTTCAGCTTGTAGCAGATGTAAAACAACTAAAAAATTTATATACTGAAAGAAGCCGCGAATTGTCTTCAAGCATTGATAAACTTTCTTCTGCAATAAAGGAGCAAAGTAACTCAAAGGATAACGATAAGCCCGATGTTGCCAAGGATGAAAATATTGTAGCAGAACAGAAAAAAGAACCCAATAAGCCATATAACGAGGCTTCTGCAGAAGAGGTGCCGACAGTGGATGAAAACAGCGATGACTTCAAACAACATTTACGCAAATGGAAGATTCTTAAAAACAAAGGATATACAGATCAAGCTATCAGAGAATACATGGAGTACACTAAACGTAATATGAATTCTGCTGTAGACTTCATTAACTCTATATAAACTGGATAAAGAAGCCTATTTAATTGATTTTACAACTAAGAAAAATAGATTTATGGAACAAGATATACGTTGGTTACAAAGATATGACAGCTTTCACCGGGCTAATAAGCGGATTCTGGATATAACTGAATCTGATAAGACTCCCGATAGTTTATCTGAACTTGAAATGGAAGGACTGATACAAAGATTTGAATATACTTTTGAACTTGGCTGGAAAGTCCTTCAGGATCTGTTGAAATATAAAGGTTACGAGTTTGTGCAAGGTCCGAATGGCACTCTTCAAAAGGCATTTGAAGATAATATGATCACAGATCATGACGGCTGGCGTAGAATGGCAAAAGCTAGGGTTACTACTTCGCATACTTATAATGAAGGTGATGCTATTGAAATTGTACGCAAAATATATGAGGAGTATTCGCTTTTGTTGAAACAACTTGATAGCAGGTTGAATGAAGAAAAGCTACGAATGGAAATGGGAACATTGTTTTGATTATGTACGGCCTTAGTGATACAGTAATAACGGATATTTGTAGTGTATTCCGGCGCTTCCCCAATATTGATAAGGTACTTATTTTTGGCTCCAGGGCAAAAGGAACTTATTCGGAAGGTTCTGATATAGATTTGGCAGCTGTAGGAGAGAATATAACTTTTAACCAACTAATGGATATAAATATCCAGATAGAAGATTTGGGGTTATTGTATAAGGTTGACGTAGTTGACTATAATAAAAATATAGGGACTCCTATTGGCGAGCATATAGATCGTGTCGGACTGCTATTCTATGAAAAAGAATGATCATATAAGTTTAGAAGTCTAGTTAATTGATTGCTTAACTTTTGAATAATGAGAGAAATTCATAATTTTAATGATAAATGTCTGCTGACTTTATTACGAATTGCTAATATTCAGAATAAAGAACGGAAGCGATTAGAGAAGATGTATTGTGACAGATTTCAAGGATATCAAGAGGTTAAAGACTTCTTGTATGCTAACGAACTGCTAAAGTATAATGGTGAATTGGTTAACGGAGAATGGATTGTAGACAAAGAAAGCCCTGTTGAAATAACAGGGCTTGGATTAAATGCTATTAGATACGGTTTATTTGTTTCTGAAACGCGAAAACAGTTTCTTGAAAAGCGATATATTCGTCTTAGGGACATTGGGCTTATCATTAGTATTATTGGCGGTCTGCTTGGGTTCATATCGTTTTTCTGTTAACTGGTCATATATGCGTTCCATGTATTCCAAACCTATTTGTTCAGTAACATTGCCTGAAGAACGATTGTATTTACCAGTTTTTGCATATCTAGCAAGTGCAATGGAGCGTGCAATTAACTCAAAGGGATTATGACAACTATAAGTTCTTTGTACAAGCTCCAAAGTCCGAAGCCGGATTTCCGTATCTGAAAGCTCATTTAGCGATGTAATAGTTTGGGATGAAGTACCATTTTGAAGTATATCTTCAAGAATACAAACAGGGTCATCTGTATAGGGATTAGCTTTAAGATAGTTAGTTTTACGCTGAAATATGATTTTACCTTTTTCATCCTTTATCGTGCGGGTAATAGCATAATTCTCTTGATCTATCTCAAAATAGATGTGTAATTCTTTAAAATGTTTCATGATAGTGTTTATCTTAATATATAAATGTATGGAAGAAAAAGATAAATTAATCGCTTCTCTTCGGCAACAACTCCGGAAAGTGCTGCGAGAAAATAGTGCTCAAAAGCAAGAAATTGCTCTCTTGAATTATGAGTTAGAAAGGGCTAAAATAAGGCTCTCAAAATAGCGTTCTTTGAACTATCTTTGAAATGGTTAGCTCACATCATTATAATTGACTGATATGTAGCTGAATATCCTTTATAATCACGCTGCTTTGGGAGCAGGGGGTCGTGGGTTCGAATCCCGCTACCCCGACTACAAAAAAGAGGGTTATTAAGTTCAAATTTTTTCGGGGTGTAGCGCAGTCCGGTTAGCGCACCTGCTTTGGGAGCAGGGGGTCGTGGGTTCGAATCCCGCTACCCCGACGAAAATTTCAAGTTAAGAAAATTTAAATGGTGTTGAGCTGATACAGTTTGTATCGGCTTTTTTCATTGGTACAAAATAGACTTAATTATACCCCATTTAGGGGCAAATAAAGGGGATAATTCTTTGAACTATCTTTGAACAGGTTTCTCTATTTGCACCTATTTAGTGGAAATTAAAGCGGTTTCCCATCAATTTACCCCGATTCAAGCTGTTTAATGCGATTTTAAACCTTTAAAAAACATTAAAACAGTATGGCAACATTTAAAGCGATCGTTTTCCAAACTGGAAGACATATAAAACAAGATGGAACATCCAATATAAAAATTAGAATCTATCATAATAGAGAATCCCAGTATATAGCCACCAGCTACTATATCCAACCCGGAAACATGGATGACTCCGGACGGATCCTGCCAAACGTTACAAACGGCGAAATGATAGAGTACGAAATAAATGCGTATATCCAAAAGATCAGGAGAGAGTATTTAAAGCTAGGACAAGAAAGAACTCAGTTTATGTCATGCAAGGATTTAAAAGAAGAAATAGAGAAATCCCTAGCTCCTGACGCCGAGTTTATAGACTTCGTAGAGTTCGCCCAAAACATAGTAATTCAGACGAAAAAGAAGAAAACAGCCGAATGGTATAGTTCTTCCATTGATACACTATGTTGGTACACAAAAAGAAAGAAGATAGATATTAAGCTAATCACCTCATTTCTTCTAAATAAGATGATCAAAGACTTATATCACTCCGGCCCCGCCGGCATTCCCTTAGAACCGGGCACAATAAGCCATTACCTTAGAGGACTCAGAGCATTGTATAACAAAGCTAAGCTCTATTACAACAATGAGGACTTTGATATTATAAGGATTCCAGGCGATCCGTTCAAAAAGGCTGAGATACCGGAGTACCGGAGGAAACGAAAGAATATAGACATCAACACTCTATTGAAGATTAGGGATTTCCAATCTGACAAGAAACGTACTAATATGGCACGTGATGTCTTTATGATGATGTTCTACATGATGGGAGTCAATATCAACGACCTATATAGTATTTCGTGCGAACGCCGCGGAAGACTGGAGTACATGCGATCTAAAACGAATACGGAGAAGAATCACGAACAGATACCGCTTTCCGTCAAGATCGAGCCGGAGCTTCGCATCCTGCTTGATAAATACACAGAGGGTTATTTCCTCTCCTACTTTCATACCAACTACTGTAGCTTGAATAATTTCATGCGAGCAATCAATAATGGACTGAAAGACATTTGTATGAACTTAGAACTAGACTTCAAGGTCACCACAAACTGGGCCCGCCACAGCTGGGCCAGCTTGGCAAGAAACAAGGCCGGAGTACCGAAGGCAGACATTGACTTCTGCCTCGGTCATGTAAATAACGACTATAAGATGGCCGATATCTACATTGATATAGATTATAGTATTTGTGATAAGGCAAATCGCGCTGTATTGGATTTATTGCAGAAAAAAGAAGAAAAAAAAGACTGAAACGTTTGCAAATACAAAAACTCTATATATATTTGCAAACAGAATGGTGTTGAGCTGGATAAAACAATGGTTTTGTCCAGCTTTTATTGCATATATATGCTTCAATAGCGCTTATTACTGAAACTCATCTCATTTTTACGTTATGCGCCGCAAAACAATGACGCATGGAAATTACAGTTTCAAAAACAGCTTTATTAGATAAGTTGAAATCAATCGGGCGAATCATACAGCCTAAAAACACATTACCAGCTTATGACAACTTTTTGTTTGTTGTTGATGAATATGGTCTTATTCTAGTGACAGCAGGGGAAGAAGGTGGACGCATCTCTACAAACGTAGATGGCGCTGCCGACTTCATCAATTATTCTTTCATGGCTAACGCCAAGACATTACTCGACGGATTAAAAGAAATCCCCGAACAGCCATTGACTATATCCATCCTTGAAAAGGAATTGATTGTCAAGTATGCCAATGGCAGGTTTTCAATACCACTTGAAAAAGGTGATCAATACCCATCCATGAACACGGATGACACTGCCAGCCCATTTCTTGTTTCAGGTAATGACTTATTATACGGAATAAGGCAAGTCTTGATCTGTAGTGCCAATGATGAACTCCGTCCAGTACTGAATGGTGTCTATTTTGATATCGGTTTAGATTCAATGTCATTTGTCGCAACAGATGGTACCCGTCTAGCAATGATTGAAAATCCATCCGCTTATACGCGCAAGGAACGGGTGGCCTTTATCCTGCCAAGCAAGTTTGCTAAAATCCTTTCTAATATTGTTCCGGAAGATTGCATGGAAGTAGAAATATCGGTAAATCAGACTAATATTTTATTTGAGTTTGATTCATACCGGTTAGTCTGCCGTATGATTGAAGGCCGGTACCCTAACTATCGTGCCGTTATCCCTCAAAACCAGCCCAATCGTGCAGTATTAAAGAAAGCCGATATAGTTTCAGCTCTAAAGCGTGTATCTGTCTTCTGTGACAGCAACTCATCTCTGGTGGTACTCAAATTCGATCCCAACTCTCTTAAAATAGCAGCTCATGATTTAGACTTTTCTAAATCTGCAGAAGAAACGATCAGCCTGCAGTCAGGCTGTGATATTGAAATAGGTTTCAAGAGCAGTTTTTTGATAGAGATGGTAAACAGCATTCCTTCGGAAGATATTGCTATCACCATGAGCGATCCGTCGAAAGCCTCAATCTTTACCCGCTGCGATGAAGAAGTTCGTAGTCTTACTTATTTACTAATGCCTTTATCAATCAACTATTAATATGAAAAAACAAAATTCATTCAAACAGACCATTCAATCTTACTTGGATAAGCGGGCAAAGTCTGATGAACTGTTTGCTGTAGCCTATAGAAAGAAGAATAAGAGCATTGATGAGTGTCTTGCCTATATTATGGGCGAGGCTCTCAAAGAAAGTAGTACGATAAGTTCTGGAGTAAAAGGATGCGGGATGGATAATGACATAGTATTCGGAATGGCGGTCCATTACTACGATGAAGATGATATCAAAGTTAATAAGCAAACCAATTATAAGGTATCAGCTGTGAGTGTGAAAAAAGAAGCAGCTACAGAACTTCTGGAAACTAAAAAGCCTGCTTCCTCCCCTAATAAGCGTAAAGGGAAGAAAACAGAAATACCATTAGGGCAATTTTTATTATTTGAAGACCTATGAAACCGAAAACAGAGTTACAAAAGCAGATAGTCAAACTCAGCGGAAAACTCCCCGCATTGACTGAAAAACAAAGAAGATGGGGAATTATGAATGCGATGGACCATGTAGGACTGCGCCTAAAAAAAGGTCTGATAACCTGCACCCACTGTGGGAAAATCTTCTATGACCTCATGAAGTTGGAAGATGGAGAAATGGATATCTGTCCGAATTGTGGCACCCATCTGAAGATTGAGACCACCACCCGTAAATCATGCCGGGATAATGAATACTTTAATATCATCACCACCTGTCATGGCTTTCAGGTCTTTAGGTATTTCTATATCAGAAAAGAGTTCCATTCCGGAAAGGAGGCATCGTATTGTATAAGAGAAGTTGTCCAGAACTGGATGTCTGCCGATGGGAAATTCAAAACAATGGCCCTGCTTGCAAACATGCACTCGTATTATCGCGATGCATGGTGTCTTGGCACTGACCTTGAAATAAGAGCGAACGACAAAGAGGCTTATCACATCGGATGTGATGCTTGTTATCCTGTACGCCGTTATCTGTCGGCATGGAAAAAATACGGATTCAAAGGAAAGGTGCATAGTATATACGCCCTTGACTTCTTCCGTTTGATCAGCACGGACAGTACTGCTGAAACCCTCCTGAAAGCCGGACAGTATGAATTGCTTAGGATGTTTTGCGCAGGCAAGGGATATGAGATAAAAAGAACATGGCCTACAATCAAAATCTGTATGCGTAACAACTATGTGGTAAAGGATGCCTCCATGTGGTTTGACTACCTTGATCTCCTGGGAGATGAAGGCAAGGATCTCCGTAACGCTCACTATGTTTGTCCTGATAATCTGAATTCCGCACATGACTTTTATATGGAAAGGAAACGCAGAAAAGAAGAAAAGGAACGTCGTCAGCGTGATATGAAACAAATGGAGGCACTGAAAAAATACGAGAAGGAGTATGAGAAGCTCAAATCGAGATTCTTTGATCTGAATATTTCTGATGGTAACATCATCATAGTCCCTTTAAAAAGTCTCGATGAGTTTAGACAGGAAGGTCAAATCATGCATCACTGCGTATTCACGAACAACTATTTCAGAAAAAAGGACTCTTTAATCCTCTCTGCCCGCATCGGTGAAAAACATATTGAAACCATCGAGGTGGATCTGAGTAAGTTTCAGGTAATCCAATCACGTGGTATATGCAACAAGGATACCGAGTATCATGGACGAATTATTGATCTCGTAAAAAAGAATATGAACTTAATACGTCAGAAACTGACGGCATAACAAAAATATAAGAATAAATGCCAAGAATCAGAAGTATAATACCGGAATTTTGGGAAGATGAAAGGTTTACGAACGTATCTCTTCCTGCTTGGCTGCTTTATATAGGCATGAAAAACTTTGCTGATGATAATGGGGTCATTCTTGCGAATGAAGTTATTATTAAGTCGAAAGTGTTTCCTGCCCGCGAAGATATTCGTAAGCAGCAGGTTTCTGGATGGCTGAAAGAACTGATTGAGAACTCTATCCTTGTACCTTTTACATACGAAAGCAAGAGCTACTACGTGATGGACTTCTCCAGCGAACGCATCGACAAACCGCAAAAGTCAAAAATACCGGAAGATGTTATTGAAAATGCTTTTTCTTGTGCCAAAAACAAAAATCCGAGAACTTTCGAGAATGTTCGCGAACAGTCGGGAACAGCAGAGACTGCTCCTGCTGGAAAGGATATAGGAGAGGATATAGGATTAGGAGTGGAGGGGGATTCGCGCGAGGCACTCCCCACCCAAGAAGGAGAAAATTTCAAAAAGTTCAAAATTTGGATTAATGACAATGCTCCAAACGTTTCAAAGATGAAGGAGCCATTTACGGAAGTCCAATTTGAGCGCATAAAACAAGAATTTCCATTTGAGGTAATTGAGAATACGCTACGCTCTATGCACAACTACAAGGAGCTACTAAAGAAGTATGTCAGCGCAAACTTAACTTTCCGCAAGTGGGCAAAAAAAGACATGGAAGATGGAAAATACAAACAAGCAGCCAATACTGGCTCAAAGTCAGCATCAGGCGTTAGTGACGATTACAAAAGAAACATTCTTGGCCGATTATGCGGTACCAGCGGTACAAGTGAAGTGTCGAATGATTAATTCGTACCCAGCCGTTTTCAAATGTGATATGCCAGCATTGGCTGAGATTGAAAAGAATTATGGCTATGAATTTCTCCAGGCTTATATTGAAGGCTGGATAGTTAATCTGCGTGAGTTTGTCAATATTGGAAAGAAAATGACTGATATGCAGACTTTTGAGACCGCTATGATCATTCTTCAGGATTATAAGTACCTGACAGTAGCCGATATAAATTTGCTCTTCAAGCGAGCTAAAAGTGGCTATTATGGTAAACTGTATGATCGACTGGATGGTCAGATAATACTTGATTGGTTCAGGTCTTATGACAAGGAACGGGCTGTTGCTGCAATGGAGGATTCGATAAATGAAGCAGAGAAGTATAAAAACGATCCGTATGAACGAACATGTACGAGAATAGGAGCAGGTGACCATGATTTCAAAAAGTTTCTAATGCAGATGAACTCTAGAAAAGAAAAATGATAGCGGCCGGCGTACCACCGTCAACCACTATCATAAGCGCAAAGCTTATAGCTATTAGGAACAGCAAATATATAAAATCTTTGTGCTTATGGCAAGTGAAGCAGTAAATAATTACATAACTAAGCGCTACGAGCGCTGGCTTGATTACTCCTTGTATCATTGTGGGCTTGCCGGTATTCCTGATGAAGCAACAGATGTCCTAAATGAGGTCATTTGTTCGCTCCTCCAAAAGAAAAACAGGTTACTGGACAAACTACTTGAAACAAGAAAAAATGGCTATACAGAGCTTGATTTCTTTGTTTTGAAGATGATAAAGCTGAATGCATCCTCTCCTACTTCACAGTATAGAAGTAGATACAAGCCCCTGCCTGCGGATGATAACGTAGATTACACGAGACTGGATATTGAAGATAGCTCAGATGAACCGGAAGATAGAAATGCTGAGATATTAGAGAAGCTGCATTTAGTAAGAGAGACATTTGAAAGCCTGGACCTTGGTACAGTGGCAGCCCGTGTCTTTGAGTTCCATTTCTTTCAAGACGGAAACTTCTCGGAATGGGAAGGTCCGGAAACATTAAAGCAGCTGTATGAGATATATAACGGAGTACAAGAACTTATTAGAAAGAAAATTAATGGAGAATCTATTTTTTAAAAAGAAATAGTTTACCTTTGAAAAAAAATATTTTACTTTTAACTAATATGAATACGAATAAAGTTATTATATTGATTGTAGGATGTGGACTTTTGTTAGGTGCCATATTTTATATGCTTAATGCTCCTTTTCTTTTATTTGATAAGTCAGAAGGAATATATGGAAGTTATGTTCAATTAGTAGGAGCATTTATTGGAGGTTGTTTGGTTATTTATGGACTTTTTGTAAACAATAAAAGAGTAGAAGAACAAATCAGACAAAATAATTTAATGGAGAAAACATTAATTAGTAATAGATTTAAGGATGCATCCACTCTTTTGGGTAGTAACAGCAAAGCTTCAATGCTAGCTGGGATTTATGCTTTGAATCAAATAGCACTAGAATCCTATAATGAAAATAAACAAAAAGAGTATGTAAAGGTTGTACATGATATTTTCATAGAATTGATTAGAGAGAACTCCATCAAAGCATCTTTCGATCGTAAAATAATCAATACTTTATTAAATTTGGTTTTTGAAAAAGAAGAGAATATATACGGTGAGTATTCTTCAGACCTTCACGGTTCCAATTTATGTGACTTTTCTTTTAGTGGATTATCTTTAAGGAATGTATCATTCGAAAATTGCATAATAGAAAATGTATCATTTGAAGGTATGAATATTAGTAATATTTCATTTGAGTATACGACTTTGATTAATTGTAGATTTTCCAAATCAAATTTGCATCAAATAAACTTTGCTCATTCTAAATTTATAAATTCATCCTTGGAAATGGCAAAAGTAAATGCGACGAAGTTTAATGATTGTACATTTGCTTTATGCAATTTCTCAAATATAATCATTAGCGACTCAATATTTGAGAACAGTTCTATGGACACTACTGACTGGTCTAAAGCCAATATGAATAAGATATCTTTTAATGGAGGAAAAATAAAATCCTGCAAATATGACAATAGTATAATGTATAAATGCAGTTTTATTGGAAGTGTTGTCTGTAGAAAAACATCCTTTTGGGAAGCACAGATTACTAATTGTATATTTCAACAAACTAAGTTGGTTAATTGTGGTTTTAATACTGCTGTCATTAAATGTACAACATTTGAAGATGCAAAATTAAATGAAATTGATTATGATGAAGCAAATATGGAAGAAATAAACTTTGATGGTGCTAATTTAAATTATAATACTTTCGATCACTCATATCTTAAGAATATTTCTTTTCGAGGAACAAAAATTATCATGAGCCAGTTTACAGATACTGATCTCCATATGGCATATTTTGAGGGTACAGAATGCACAGATGTTACTTTTGCTAGATCAAAGTTTACAGATATTTCATTTGAAAACTCCATATTAAAACAAGTTGATTTTAAGAATACAAGATTGAGCAAATATTCATTGAATATTATTCCACAATTAGACTGTAAAGTATATAATTAGAAAAATGTGATACTAATATAAACGAAACAATAAATACGCTTATCTACCCCCTTTTTTTGAAAATAAGAGCATTTTCTTTTGCAATTCAGAAATAATCTGTATGTTTGCATCGACTTACATACGGAACGGCAAGCGGAGGCTCGCCAATTTTGAATTGCTGCGGGCATTTTTTATGTCCAATTGAAATATCGCCAATATTGGCGATATTACTATCATAGCAGTGCTACCCCTGTGTGGAGCGTTAATGCGCCCACTGCCGTTCCGGTGTAAGTCAACAGGTCAGTGGCACTGTTTTTTATGCCACTTTACAAACAATTTTCAAGTTAATGACTACAACCGGAAAGAATTGTTTGTTGGTGAATAATAGTATCCTTCAAACAGGTGCACCCACACCTAATGGGCCTCATGTAACCACAAGTATCGTTCTCCGACTTGTGAATGTGTGTATTGCGTTCATCGCTCTCATTGTATCAGGTTCTGCTGATACATCATTTCCTCTCTTTGCCTGTATAGGCTGGTTTATCTCTTCAATCACATTAATAGTTTCACTAAGGAAGGAGGTATATCATGGCTAATGAATCAATTGCCCCGGAAAGAATCATAGACAATAAACTCTATGAACAATTGCAAGCCCTAAATCGTGTCAAACTTGAGTGTGGTATCTTATTCGCTACCTATTCACACCAAGGCGTAAACGTATCCGAATCAGATGAAGCTACTTTGTATAAAGACATAGATAACTGTATCCTTGCACTCTCTTACCTAGCTTGTAGTAAGTATGAATTTGATTTGAAGAAAGGAGGCGTACTATGAAAGGTACAGCTTTTGAGTCAGATCGCAACGAAGCAATGAAGCTTTTACAAGATCTAGTTAAGATAAAAGATAGCTTATATCGTTTCGCAAGTGTAAATAATGAAGCACGTAATCCCTTTAATCCAACAATTAATAGTTTTGCAGATGATATTGGATGCTTCTGCTGTGATCTAGGGCAATTGATTGGAGCTACTATTTACAGTGATATAAATGAGGGGTATGACATTAATATTAATGTTCAGAAAGGAGGTGAATTATGATCAATAATAATAATATAGAACCTAAGTTTGTAGTAGATGAAGAACTCCACAACCTAATGGTGACACTGAGAGATACTAAAAAGCTTTACAATCGCATTTGTGCCCGTATGAGAAAGCAAGGCGTAAAGTTGAACAAATGTAATGAAGAGAACTATTCCAGTGACATTGACGAAGTAATATCCACTGTTTCATGTATCATTAGCGAACAACTATATCACGATATACAGAAAGGAGGTCTAGCATGAATGATATAGTATTCCAAGGTTCAGAAGGACAACCTCTGACTAATAGTGTGCTTGTGGCAGAGAAATTCGGAAAAGTTCATAAGAATGTAATTAGGACAATTCAAGGGTTGATTACGACGGCTCAAAATTGCGCCGTCCTCACTGCTGAAAATTCAGCAGTGAGAAAGATGTTCGTTGAAACAACTTATCTCAATGAGCAGAATAAAGAACAACCTATGTACGTAATGAACCGTGACGGCTTTACCCTCTTAGCAATGGGCTTCACCGGAAAGAAAGCTCTTCAATTCAAACTCGATTATATCAAAGCCTTCAACAAAATGGAGAAAGCAGTCAAGGAAGGATCAATACTCCCCTCACCTATTGACGTAACTGTTTTGAAGCAATTGGTAGAAGCAACTCAAGTAATGACGGCACAGATCAGTCAGATGCAATCAGAATTGATTCGCCAACGTGATTTATTAGCTATACCGACTTTGCAGAATCCATTGTTATCTGCCAGTGAGCAACGTATCTCTCCCCGGCAATGCAAATACTATACAGTTAAACAGATGGCGAAAGCATTAAATTCAGATCCGAGAGATTAAAACGCCTTCCTTGAGTGTATGCAAGTTCAAGAATATGATAATATAAAACAGAGATGGGTATTAGATTCGTCTCTTGTTGGACGGGGGTTGACATACACGGTTGTATATGAACCTGTCGATCCTGATGAAGAACCACGTGAGTATATGGTGTGGACTCCCAAAGGCAGAGACTACATTTGGGAGTTATTGCTTAATGAGAAACGGAAATATCAAGAAAATGCTAAAGGACGTTAGATTATTGTGATAATATTATAGAGCGAGGTGGGACTAAATCATAGTCTCACCTTTCTTTTTTTCATAGAAATGAGTATTCGGCATTATATTTTAAGCAAAAAGTATCATATGGGACGCAAAAGCGCATACAAAGAAGAATATAATCAGTTAGCCGAGAACTATGCCTTATTAGGAGCAACAGACAAGGAAATGGCTGATTTATTTGGTGTAACCGAGCGCACGCTTAATCAATGGAAGAAGGATTATCCGGAATTTCTTCAGTCCCTAAAAAAGGGGAAGAGTATTGCCGATGCCAATGTAGCAGCAAAGCTTTATAATCGTGCCATAGGTTACGATTGCACAGCGACTAAGTTCGCTACATCTGATGGAAAGATTACCGATACCCAGGAATACACAGAACATTTCCCACCTGATACAACAGCGGCAATATTTTGGTTGAAGAACCGGCAGCCGGAGAAATGGCGTGACAAGAAAGAAGTTGATGCAAATGTGAATCTTGGTGATGAACTGGAAGGATTGAGTGACGAACAGTTACAGGCTATTATTGATGGTAAAGAAGAAAAGTAAAAGAGAAATATTGATTCGTAAGGCGAAAGCTGCTACCATACTCCGCAAACGAATAGCAAAGAAAGACTTTTGGGCATTCTGTTTGTACTATGATCCGAAGTTTTTCTCTAAACGTCTGTTCCTAAAAAAGGTCGCGGAAGCGTTCATGCGTGTGTACAGCTCGTATTCTGCGGGTATAATCTACCGTCTTGCTGTCAGCATGCCACCACGTGCTGGAAAGTCATATATATCTTCTCTTTTCATCGCTTGGATGTATGGACACTTTCCCGAAGAATCTGTAATGCGTAACTGTTGTTCTGACACGTTATACAACAAGCTCTCTTATGATACCCGCGATATTGTCAAATCAAAACGTTATCGTGAGATATTTACTGAGATTCACCTAAAAGGAGATAAACAGAATGTCAAAGGCTGGAATGTAGAAGGCGCTCGACAGGTGTCTTATTTCGGTGGTGGTGTTGGTGGTACTGTCATTGGTTTCGGTGCATCTATGCTCGCCATGACAGACGACTTATACAAGAGCTTGGAAGATGCTCTATCTGATAATAACAATGAAAAGGTTTGGTCTTGGAAGCAAGGTACACACGACTCCCGTATTGAAGGAAGCTGCTGCATGATTGATATTGGTACTCGCTGGTCCTCTAGCGATGTCCTTGGACGTTTAGAAGAAGCCGGCAAGTATAATGAAATCATCCGTATCGCTGCACTAGATGAAAACGATGAAACGTTCTGCGCTGACGTACATACAACAGAGTATTATCGGGAACTACGTTCTGAAACGGATGAAAGTATCTGGATGGCCGAGTATATGCAGGAGCCGTTCGAAGCCAAAGGTTTGCTATTCCCTAAATCCTCTCTCATGCGCTTCAAGAGTGCTGATATTGTAGGAAAGAAACCTGATGGTGTACTTGGTGCTTGTGATACAGCTGATAAGGGCGATGATGATTTCTGTGCACCATTTGCAAAGGTATTCGGCCCGAAATACTTCATCACGGATGTTCTTTTCACAAAGGATCCTGTAGAAGTAACAGAGCCACGCCTGGCACAAATGGTTATTGATACCGAATGCGACCAAATGCGTATTGAATCAAATAATGGTGGACGTATATTCGCTATTCATGTTCGCAAACTGGTAACAGAAGAAAAGAAGACTTGTACAATACAGGCTCGTCCTACAACACAACATAAGCCAACACGTATCATCATGAAAGCTGGCTGGATAAAGAAACATTGCGCTTTTCTTGATGAATCAGAATACTCTAAAGGATCAGACTACGGCCGTTTCATGAAAGCGCTTACCAGTTACAAGCGTGAAGGTGATAACGCTCATGATGATGCACCGGACGGAATGACAATCCTTGCAGAGTTCGCTGAATCACTTGGATTAAAGTTAAAATCGACAACTCGTAAGGTAGGGCGCGGATAATTTGGATTATTAAAAAATTAGTTGTAATTTTGTATTGTATAAAGAGATTGCTAAATAGCTTCTTGTTATTAAGTGGTTTTGGTGTGTTGCCTCCTTGGTGTGGATGTGTAGCGTTGTTAATAACAGCGTTTGATTGGATGAAATCTGTTTATAAATTAATAAAATTAAATGGAGGGCGAATTATGGGAAATATATATCGACTATTTAATGGAGTGTGGAACATGGGAGTGGACTAAAACAGACACACTTTGATAACAAGAAGTGAACCTTATAAGTTAGGAGCATATGTTCCACACCCACCAAAAAAAATTATATCCTATTATATAGCCGGAGATGATCCGGCTTTTTTTATAGCACATACACATGTATTGAGCCTTTTAAAGTAGACCATATCGCACATAATAGCAAATCCTAAGTCAACTATTTTATATTGAAATATGTCTTTATGACCAATAGACAGTAAATCCTCAGATTTGATTCGTTCTCTCATAACTTTTAACAGAAGTGACAATCGTTGTGAAACATTATTCTTATTAGATAAATCTTCAAGGACATTAATCTCATAAGTTGAAGGTAATGATATTCCATATTGGTGATAGTATAAACCTTTAAAATTTTTAATGTGTACATCAATATAATCTTGAATATTAAAAGTTATATTAAAATCTTGGCTTTTCTTTATCTTAGAATGCAACTTAGGGCTTCTTAATGCTTTCTGCAAAACACTACTAGAGACATCAACTTTCTCATTTATACTCCATATTGCAATCAAATTTCTAAAATCCTCTTCTATTTTAGAGTATTCATTATTACAGGCACTACAGGCTGGAACCGTAACCGGTTCAGTCAAATAATCTTTTGGATAACCTTTGAATAAAGCTCTCATTGGAATATGTTCTCTAGTTTCCTTATCTTTAGTTAATTCACATCCACAGTTATAACAATGTTCCATAAAAATAATCTTTTTGCAAAGATAGTGAAAGCAGGCCTTAATCATGATTCTAGTACAGCAAAAAGTTAGCCAATAATATATTTTAAGAGAAAAATATATGCCATCAATTAGTGAAATTTTAGTTCAAGACGACTTTGGAAGGATTGTTAGTGATCTTTGTGTGGACACCATAGAAAATCGTGAGCCACGGGAATATTTAGAAGAGTATAATGGAAAGCGTAACCGTCGCACTACATCCGTTGGTTTCCGTGAACCTAAGACAGTAGCTGTCTATTCTGAAACAGAAGAAGAATTGAACCCCCAAACGGGTAAAATGGAGCCTAAACGATTAGAGGATAAAACTGTTCCTGTTGCCAAAATAGTGACCAATATCCCAAAGAAGATTGTTCGCACAGCAGCAGCTTTTTTATTTGGCGGAGATATGACCATCACAGCAGATAATACAGATGATGCAAGCTTGGAGGATTTCAAAAAGATATTTGTCCGCAAACTCAAAATGAAGTCAGTACTTATGAGCTTTGCCCGTAAGGTGTTGTCAGAAACAAAAGCTGCTATTGTATTTTACCCTGTAAACAAAGTTGTGGATGGAAAAAAAATCCCGGAACTGAAAGCCAAGATACTCTCTTTGCCAAAGGATGATAACGTTACTTATGAGTTCTATCCACATTTTGACGATGATGATGATATGGATGCTTTCATTCATAAGTTCACAACTAAGATTGATTGCTCTACCTACGAGTGTGTCAAAATATACACCTCAGACAAAGTTATCACAGCTATAAATAAGGGGGGCCAGTGGGAAATCAAATCAGATAAGAACCTATTCGGCAAAATCCCTGTAGTATATGCAGAGGTAGATCAACCGGACTGGGAAGATGTCGCTTTACTCATGGACCATTATGAAATGCGGATCTCTAGAATGTCAGATACTAACGACTACTTCGGCGACCCAATGCTAAAATCCTTCGGTTTGTCGAATCTTCCTTCTAAAGATACAGTAGGGAAAGAATTAAACTTTTCTATGGAAGTTGACCCTGATACCGGCACTGCGTATCATGGTGATGCTGAATACCTATCATGGCAACAGTCCATAGATTCACAAAAGGAAGAGATTAGTAATGAACGCCACGAAATATTCTCTGGTGCATCATGTCCTGATTTGTCGTTTGACAATCTTATTGGCATAGGTGACCTATCAGGCGTCTCCCGTGAGTTTATGACCATTGATGCAAAAATTAAAGCTACGGAACAAATGGAAATCTTCGGACCGGTAGTACAACGATGTGTGGCTATTGTACAAGCAGGCATGGCGAATATATCACATATCAAAAATTCCAATGCTATAATGAATAATTATTTTGAGGTGTCTTTCGGCTCTATTCTCCCGAAGAATTTAGCAGAAGACTTACAGAATCTATCAACAGCCGGAGGTGGGAAACCAATCAATAGCCAGGAAACACTTACCGCACGTTCTCCTTATACTCAGAATGTAAAAGAGGAAATTGAGAAAATGAAACAGGAAGAACAAGCAGCTTCAGTCAATAACAATCCGTTAGGACCGATATATCAATGAAAGGACTAACATTCTACGACAAGCAGCATATACAAAAGATATTGGCTCAGCAAAGCGAAGTGGCCAATATCTTTAATCGATTTATTCTGTCTATTACCCCATTTCTCCAACAATGGGCAAATCGTAGTAGCGATAATGTATGGTTACGTAATCAAGTTGTCGAAAAATGTGTGGATCGGGAGTTGGATAAGTTACAGTCTCTTCTTCTCACGAATCTTACAGCCTTCAACATAGACGCATGGAAGCGCTCTGAAATGAAGAATGAGGATTTTATATCAGAATACGTCAAAGGCATGGCTATTGATTCTGTAAGGAAGCAAGGAATGTTTGCTACAAACAAAGACGCACTCTCTCAACTTAGGAAAGGGTTTGATGCACGCGGCAATAATCTGTCTCCAATGGTGTGGAATCTTGCGGATCAGACAAAAACACAACTCGAGTATTATTTACAGACAGGTCTATCTGTTGGTAGAAGTTCTTCACGGATAAGTCAAGATCTTAGGCAAATCCTAAATGAGCCGGACAAACGATTTCGCCGGGTAAAGGATAAAGAAAGGAAACTTGTTATGTCCCAACCTATGAAGAACTATCACCCAGGACAAGGTATATATCGTAGTTCAAAGATGAACGCATTACGTCTTACAGCTACATCTACCAATATGTCTTATCGTACCGCTGACTATGAACGTTGGAGTAAACAGGATTTTATATTAGGCATCGAGATACACCGCTCTGCAAATAATCGCGGACCATGCAAGATATGTGATGCAATGGTAGGTAAATATCCGAAAACGTTCAAGTTTATAGGTTTTCATCCTTTCTGTATCTGTTTTGCTACTCCGATCACGATGGAACCGGACAACTTTGCTGATTTCCTGCTAAACGATACAGTTCCGCAAGAACAGGTTATAACAGATATTCCCAAAACAGCAAAGGATTTTGTTGACGAGAATAAAAATGGGGTGCAATCCGCTTTTTGGTATAAGGATAACTTTAGCAAAGAAGGAGATTTGCAAAGAGAGAGAACTCCCCAGCCTACTACACCCGAAGTCATAAAAGTATCAAGAACAAAGCGCATCAAGACCGATGCTGAGAAAAATGATATTCAAAAAAGATGGGACGACCGGTTTGTAAGAAACTTCAATCAGAGTAAGATTGAGCAAAAAATCGGCATAAAGAGAGGTGAAGATATGACCTTCGAAGAAGCAAATGAACTGAGAGGAAACATCGGTTATGGAGAAGGAAGAGAATTCAGTGTAAACTGTCAGTCATGCGTAGTTGCTAATGAATTGAGAAGACGTGGATATGATGTAACAGCACTACCTAACCTTAAAAAAGAAGGGAACATTCCTTATGAACTCTCTGGAAAAACTAACTGGGCCTGGATTGATCCGGAAACGATGCAGACACCTGAGAAGAAACAGGCAGGTGGACAATATGTATCTGGACTTGATATTAAAAGCAAGACTCTCACTCAATTGAATAAAGAATTGAACGAGTTAACCAAAGAAGCCGGCAGGTATCACATTGACTTTATGTGGAAAAACGGAAAAGGTGGACATATTATTACTGTTGATAGGTTAGAAAACGGTTCAATCCGTATTTATGATCCACAAATCGGTCGTTTGGGCGATTGGAAAGTTATATCCAAAGATATAAGTCTTAAGTATGGAGTAAATGTATTGCGTGTAGACAATCTATTGGTAAACACAGATATTATCGATAGAATAGTGAGAAAGTTATAAGAATGAACTTGTATAGTCTTTGGGCATAGGAGCCATTCCCATTATATCCGGCGATTGTGTATATGGTGCAAGATGTGCAGCATCATCTTTCACAAGAATAAATTGAGGATATCCAATGCAGCATTCCTTGTCTTCTTTCCGGGATGCTGTATATACCAAGTAGCCTTTCCACTCTCCATAATAGGAAACCTGATCGAATCCATTCTGTAGAGCGAGGATCTTAGCTTTCTCCTTATATTCTTTCTTCTTATCCATATTGCAAATATACTCATTGATTCTGGAATAAAATATAAGGGAAGGAAAAAGTTACTCCCCTTATATTTTAATAGAAAATCGTTATGACAATCATTGATGCTATTAAGAAGGGCTTGAAAGCCGCAGGTGTAAACGAAAAGTACGCCTCTAAGGTTCAGAAACTTTTCAAAATCGAAAAAGAAGAAGATATTGCTACTTATGTTGCCTTATTCAAAGACAATATTCTTCCTGATCTTGAAGATACATCCTCAGTAGAAAAAGCGAAAAAGGACGCTATCGCTGAATATGAGAAGAATAATGGTCTGAAGGACGGTAAGCCAATCAAACCAGTTAAAAAGACCAAGAAAACGACAGAATCAGAAGAGAATGAAGAAAATGAAGAAGAAGATCTCGAAGGTGTTCCCGCCTCTTTGATGAAACTATTCAAGGCTCAACAAAAACAAATATCAGAGTTAGCCAATAGCGTTACCACCTTAACTGGGAATATTACAACATCCAGCAAACAGGCTTCAGCTAAGGTTCTCTTTGATAACGCAAAATTACCAGAAAAGTGGTTCAAGCGTATCGACGTAAATTCTGAAATATCTGTCGAAGATCAGATTAAGGAATTGGCAGAAGAGTATGCTGAAATTCGCCAGTCCGCTGTGACAGATGAAATCGAAAATGGTAACTACACCCCACAATCACAGGTAAAAGACCGTAGTGAAAAAGAGTGGCTGGATATCATGAATAAAGAAGAAGGAGCTGGTGAATCCAGTGGTGTCGCTAGTCTTGGTATTGAGTAATAACTAAATTTTATTGTATCATGTATTTAAAAAAAGAAAAAGAATTTCAGTACCATCCCGCCATCATTAAGATGTTGGAGGATGTTGTCGGCGGTGGCACTATTGCCCGTGCTGATTTGAGAAAGGCCCTGTTTGACGGACAGCCATTAGATGAGTTGCCACCTTACTGCATCGCAGGACGCGATGAAAACGGTGGTTGGCATATCATCAAGACAGCAAAAGTGCTGGAGGCTGTAGAAACAGCAGGAAAAATCATCAAGGTAGCTAAAAATCATCTGTTTGCAATTGGTGATTTCGTGACTGTCGGTGGAAAATTTGATGGAGCATCCGATAAAATTACCGCTATCGACAAGAGTAATGCTGCTTATGACTCTATTACGCTGGCAGCTGCCATTGGTGCGATGGCCAAAGATATGGTATTGGTCGCTGTAAAATCAAAAGCTAATGCAGGTTCTGCCGAGGCTACAGTAGAAACATCCGAGGTGGTGATTACGATGGCTAAAGTTGATCTGACTGTTGCTAATCAATCTTGCGGATTGATGGTAAGAGGTACTATTGAGGAACGAAATATGCCATTCCCTCTTGATGCTGATTTGAAGAAGCTTATGCCTCTCATTCGTTTTGTATAATCTATTAATTCATAAATCATTATGGAAAGAAGCTTAATCAAGCAAATTAACAAGAAAAACATGGCGGCACGTCTCAACTCCCGTCATGTGAAGCCGATGTATTACCCGAATTTCTTTGGTGTGAAGAGAGTTACTTCATTGAAGTGGGAAACATTGGTTGGTGAAAAAGGCGCTCCGGTTATTGCTGACGTTATTTCTTTCGATGCATCTGCACCGGAGAAAACGCGTGAAGTGATCGGCAAAATGTCTGGTGATATTCCTAAGACCGCTATTAAGCGCTCGATGACTGAAAGTGAATATCAAGAATACAAGCAGTTACAACGCGATGCCCAGGGCGATTCTGATCAATTGGAACTATTAAATCTTGGTTTCAAAGATACCGATTTTGTGCATAATGGTGTCCGTGGACGTATGGAATGGGCTAGTATGCAATACATGTCACGTGGCGGAACCAACTTGACATCCTCTAATAACAACGGCATCGTAACTACGGAATTTGTCGGCGTGGGTATGCCTGCTGCCAACAAAAAAGTATCCTCCGTAGATTGGGCTACCGCTTCTACTGCTGATGGTCTTCAAGATATTGAAAATGTACTGGCCGATGCAGCCAAGGAAGGTGTGTCTCTTCGCTATATTATTATGCTTACTACTGAGTTCTCTTTGCTGAAAAAGCAGAAAGCAACTATTGATAAGATTAAAGGCTGGATCAATCAAACGTCCAAGGTCGTTATCACAAAAAAAGTGATTAATGAATATCTTGCAGAACAAGAAAACCCATGTCAGATTATCACAATCAATCCGGCGCTCCGTATCGAAGATAAGAACCACAAACGTACTACTATCTGTCCGTGGGTTCGCAAACGTATTTGTTTCTTAGAGGATTTGCGTGTAGGTGATATCCAACACGGACCAATTGCAGCAGAAGATTCTGAGAGTCTGAGAAAGAAAGCATTGATGGTAAAGAAAGATTTTGTTCTGATTACCAAATGGTCAACCGAAGAACCATTTAAAGAATGGACCAAAGGAGAAGCAAACGCATGGCCGGTAGTTAATGATCCGGAAGCGATGTACATTCTGAAAGCTGACGGTAAAGCATGGGCAGCCGATGAAGCTACAGAAGGAACAGACAATATCCCCGCTAAATTCTTGGGTCAGGAAGTTGAGAAAGAAAACTTAGAAGCAGAAGACGAAGAGTAAACAGTTATGGCAACAATCAGAGAAACAATACTAGAATATCCATCTATTGAGGATATGGAAGGCTTCTTGGATAAGGTAGTCTTCATTAAGCGGGGTATCAACCCCGAAGCAGAATGTACTACTGAAAGCATGAAGCTGGTCGGTCTTTGTGTCGCTGATATGTATGTCATGATGGTAAACTCACCGGATTTCAGTGAAAACAAGCTTTCTATCACTCATCCCCGTTCTTTCTATATTCAGACTGCAAAGCAGCTGTATATAGAAAACGGGGAGCCGGAGAAGGCGGCTAAACTTGGCAAGCGAATCATTATCAAAGGAAGGGCAGGTAGCAGATGGTAAAACGATACCCACATACAGCGATAGTCACTATGTCTGCTAAAGGGCAGGTTGTTGACGGTGAATTGGTTCCGGGAATACCAGTTGAAATATCTGTCTCCGGACGTTATGACCCAGTAAGCGATGGAAGAATCGTTCTCAAGCGTAATTCGGCTGGTGATGAAGCGCAAGTACATGGCTATTTCTATACCAAAATGCAGCCACCGGCCGGTAGTAAGTTTTTGCGTTTGAAAGTCGAATCAAAGGGTATTGATGTACCTGTTATCTGTTGGGAACTTTATCAATCACATTCAATTATCAACGTATGAGAAACGGTATGACTCCCCTATTCACTTATGATGAATTGGAAAAATGGTTTGATCGCTTTCAAAGTAAAGCAGAAGATAAGATGCTTGTATTCCTGCAGGCAGGAGGTGAAAAGTTTATCGAAGTAGCCCGCCGGAGTGGTTCATATAAAGACCAAACTGGCAATCTTCGAAGCTCTATTGGATATATAATAGCCAAAGACGGCGAAGTGGTTACAGAAAACTTTAAGGAGGGTGACAAAGGGACTGATAAGACAACCGGTAAGTACAAAGGTCGCAGGCTTGCAGAAGAAGTCTCACTATCATATACTGGCGGTTATGTGTTGGTTGGTGTTGCAGGAATGGAGTATGCGGCAGCCGTGGAAGCTAAAGGGTATGAGGTTGTTTCAGGAGCTAATACGCAATGTGAGAAGTATCTAAGAGATACATTGAAGTCAATTTTTAGCAAGATTTGATTATGGATGAATTCGACGCTGTAGATATAGTTTATGATGCTGTGGCCGCTGCGGGCATCGATGTTATGATTTACAAGGATAAGTCGGAAGCCGGCTTTACTAATGAACACATCGTTATCAATCATCTGCAATTGAATGAGCTCGACTTCATCAATAAAGTGCCTGTTAATATCAACATCTTTGTTCCTTGGAGTGATGAAAATGGTATGTTAAAACGTCAACGAATGAAAGAATTAAAGCGTAAGGTTAGGAAGTCGCTTGATTCAATCAATAGCAATGACGGTACATGTAAAGAAGTAACAGTCCTCTGGAGCGTTCCAATGCCGGACCTGAAAGAAGGCTTTGCTTGTACAAATATCAGATTAGAAATTTTAATAGATCAATAATTATGGCAGGAGAAGCTAGACCTATCGCTATGGGCGTAGGTGGAATTAAATTTGGAACAGTCGGTGACGGCGTTCCCGGTGCAGATCTCAAAGATTATCCCCTTCCGACCAAAGGAAGCGTTGCATTTAACTTTGCAGATCCAAAGGAAGTGAAGATTGAAGTAGAAGGTAGTGAAGAACCTTTTTATGTTGAACTGGTGAAAGATACGACAGATTATGTCGAGTTCTCCATCCCTACTCCATCAAATGAGGTTCTTAAAGAACTAGCAGGCGGTGAAGTGGATACAACAGGAGGAAAAAATATCTGGAAAAAGCCTCTTAGTACTCCTTCTATCTCTAAAACGTTCCAGTGTGAAACATTACCTAAAGACGGTAAGAAGGTCGTTTATACCATCGTAAATGGCAAGATCGCCTCAAAGATTTCACAGGCTCCCGGATCAGAGCAAGCAGAGTTGTTGCTTGTTCGTGTATATATGCAAGCTGCTGTTACTGCAGACGGTAAGAGACAGACTGCTTTCATGCGCGAAGTAGTTACTATTGCCGGAGGCGGAGAAGCCCCAGCGAATGCTGCGAATGTCGAAGGCGGAGAAGCTGCTCCAAGTGGTGCGAAAAAATAAATAACGGTTCTGTATAGCTCAGTTGGTTAGAGCGCTACATTGATTATGTAGAGACCGGCGGTTCGATTCCGCCTACAGGAACAAACTATTGAAGGATGGAGCTGAAAGTATTGAAGGTTAGTTGCAAATAACCGGAAGTATTGCCCGGAAGTACAACGGGCTAGGCTCCTTGATGAAATTATGAGTATAAAGAATTTATTTCAGCAAGAGTCTGAATCCGTTACGGATCAGGCTGTCAAAATTCCATTCGAATTTACTAACCGGGATTCTATTCCTAAAGGAAAGGACCCCGGCAATTGCATAGTTATAAAGCCTGTCACCGTTCGGACATGGTTTCGGATACGCCCTTTCCTTCTTGAAGTCGAGAAAGAAGATCTTGATAAGATGATTGTGAAGGACGGAGAACTCAATGCAGACTTTCCGGAACTGATGAATAAATACGGAGGATTGCTTTTTGACATCGTCTGCCTCGGGATTCACAATAAGCCTAGTGATCCTCCGGAATGGTTCAAGAACGCTCTCGCAGACAATACGACATGGGAGGATATACGGATCCTGTTTAATGCAATTATATATCGCATAGGGTATCACCCTTTTTGCACCTCTATCACGATGCTTCGGAACGTGAGCCCGCTACGAGAGACGGAGATAATAGCCGCTCAGAAGAATTTGCAAAGTTGGAAGGATGCAACCAAAGCAGATTCCTAGTGATTGTAAAAGAAGCTCTAGGATTAACGTTTAATCAGACGTTGGATAGTAGCTATGGATTGATAGAGACATTACTGCAGGAGTACTCATTTGTAATGAGAGAGCGTAATAAGATTACTGATGAAGACGGTAAAGTTGAAGGTAGAGATTATGAATGGGTAGAACTACCCTCTTTTGATGATCCTAGTAAGACGATCAGGATAAAGAAGTATAACGATATAGCCGGTAAGGTCAAGGGTTAAGGTAATTTGCTGTTGTGTTTATATATTAGGTTAACTGTTTTTTTTATTAAATTGGTTTAGAGTATTGTGGTCCCTTGTATCTGTGAAGATATAGGGGATTTTTCACAAAACTCAAAATATCCTACTGGAAATAATGTTAAAACATCGATTTCTTTTTTAGGATTAAAAAAGTCCTTAGGAATATTACAGACAAACTTATAAGTAGTAATATAATTATTCTTATCCCACCAATCATTGCCTAAGGAACTAAAAGAGTTTATTAATAATAAAGCCTGTTCATGGTTGGACAATTGCGCACGAATAATTTTAATATAGTCATATTTATCTACATCCAATTTACATAAATCAACAAATTTAACTATTTGAAATAAATATCTATAATAATCACCAAGTCTTGATTGATGTCCTTCAAATGGAGTAAACGGTAGACACAATTGTCTTTTAAACTTTAACTGAGTGTTTTCTAGAATATTAAAAATAATATCTATAAAATTATCAGAAAGTAAAAAATCTTTTTGAAGATATGATTTTAGGATTCTTGAAGAGTTTCTTCCAATACCAAAAAAAAATATAGTATATGACAATGCCATTAAAGTTTTGGGATTCTGACTTATTTGTTTTTCATTATCTGATAAAGTTGCATTGTATTTCTTTATGATATAGTTTAATAACCTATAGATCAATCTATACTCCCTGATCATCCAGACAAATATTCTTTTCCCATGTAAATCACTAAACCCTATTTCTGTTACGGTATGTTCATGATGAGCAATCATTTGAAAAAACTTATTTTCAAATTTTTCCAATAGAAAATTATCTCTCTGATCTTTCAATGTCACATATAACAAAATAATACTGATTAATGAGAAGCAACTACCTATATATCCTCCAACTAAATCGCCATATTTTGCAGCTTTATCAGAGTCAATTATATCCCCTCTAAATGTATCAGCAAATAAAAACACGTGTAACAAAAATAATCCTATAAAAAAAAGAAATATCCCACTCCAATGTTTACAAAACCATTTTTTAGGTTTATACTGATAATAAGTCGTTGTTTTAGATTTCTGGTACATAGATGATTGATTATGGTATTAGAAATATTTCTAATTTATATCTTATTGAAAAAGGCTATCTCTCCCCTTTTTTCCGACCAAGGAACATAATTTTTACATAACATGCTGGAACTATGTAGCAAAGGGAATTGATAGCCTATCTTTTGATTTACAGGCTTATCAACTCCCCAACATGTTAATACAAAAATCGTTCCTTGATCGAAGAACATTGCAAAGATGCTTATTCTTCTCGAAATAGCCAAATTTTAGCTTCTCTTTATATTTTAAGAATAAATGCTATGGGTATTCAAAATAAAGACGGAGCGTTATATTTTGCGACAGGAATAGACAACTCGGGGTTATATTCAGGACGCCGAGAAGCGATAGGAATTATCAAGGCGATGGCCGGTGAGATCACTTCTTTTGATGTATTCGGTGGGATTGGTATAAGTGCGGGCATTGCATTTGCCCAGGCCGCCAAAGGTGCATACGACTTTGAAAAGCAGTTCCAGCAAAGTATGAAAGAAGTTGCTACTCTTTCAAGTGGGATAAAGGGGAGCTTAACGGATTATATGAATCAGGTTATGGAGATAACCCGCGAGGTTCCAGTACTTGCGAATGATGCGGCTAAAGCATTGTATCAGATTGTATCTGCCGGCCATGATGGTGCGGATGGTATGAAGGTTCTGGAAGTATCGGCTAAAGCTGCTATCGGTGGAGTTACCGATACGGCTACGGCAGCAGACGGTATCACTACCCTATTGAATGCCTATAAGCTTGATGTTTCAGAAGCAGAAAAAATATCAGACCAATTATTTACAACTGTCAAGCTTGGTAAGACATCGTTTGGTGAATTAGGTAAGAGTATCGCGCAAGTTGCCCCCATTGCTGCCAGCTATGGGGTCGAAACAGATCAAGTATTGGCTGCTGTAGCTACACTTACCAAACAAGGTACTCCAACGGCACAAGCTATGACACAGATACGTGCTTCCATTATTGCAGTTTCTAAGGTACTTGGTGATGGTGCATTTGATAACAGAACCTATCAAGAAGCTTTGGCAGAGGTTGCCAGGCAGGCCGGTGGTTCAGAATCTAAATTGCGTGAACTAGTGCCGGAAGTTGAAGCTGTTAATGCAGTTCTCGGGTTAACCGGTATAAATGTCAAAGAGGCTGCCGGACATCTGGAAGAAATGCAAAATGCCACAGGCGCGGCAGAAGCAGCTTTTAAAGAAATGGCTTCTTCTGCTGAGAATCAAATGAAGCTACTGGGGAATAACATAACGGCGGCACTTCGCCCATTAGGACAGGAAATCTTAAAAGAAATATCTGCCGCAGCACAATCTATGAATGAAGCTTTTAAAGATGGAAGTGCTCAGGAAGCATTAAAAAACACAGGTGCGCTGATTGTGGCTGTTACAACGGCTCTAGTTGGATATAAGGGAAGTCTTTTAGCCGTAAGTACTGCCAAACAGGTATATACAACGATAACAGCTATTCTCAATAAGCAACGTGCAATTGAAGCAGCCAATCTTGTATTAACCAAAGGCATGTATGCAATTGAAGCCACTATGATTGCCAAGAACACATCGGCCCGTATTCTTTTAACCAAAGCTTTAAAGGCTCAAACAATCGCTCAGCTGAATAATATTGCTACAATGTTGACTAATCCATATATTGCAGCTGCGGTAGCGTTTGCTGCACTTGGAGTTGCTATTTATAATGTGGTTACAGCTGAGACGGCAGCAGAAAGAATACAAAGAAAATATAACAAGGCGATAGAAGAACAAAATAGACTATTGAATGAATTAAAAAGTAAAACTAGCAGTCTTGTTACAGTTATACAAGATGAAAATTCGACGCAATACGACAAAGTTAAAGCATATAAACAACTTCAAGCTCTAATGCCTACAGTCTTCTCTAATATGGATATTGAGACATTGAAACTCATGGATCATCTTTCTTTGAATAAGCAAATTAATAATGAAATAAATAGAAGAGAAAGGATTGGGGCGAAGACTAATGTGATAATAGCCCAAAAGAAATATGATACAGCTTCTGCTAAATATAGAAAAGATATCGACAATGGTTTGGTTGGCGCAGGTTCTTTAGCTGAGAAAAATGAAGCATTTATGGAGCTTGAAGTAGCCAAGAAGGTTTATTCAGAAATAGAAAACATTCAAAAAGAAGCTAAAGAGAAATCCAAACCCAAAGAGTTGAAAATAATTTCCCTTCGGAACAATATTGATACACTGAAATCGGAAATCACAGAGTTACAATCACTTGTAGAGAAAGAACAAGAAGAAAATAATGGTTGGTCTCCAAATGCCTGGCTACTTGATGCGAAACAACATCAACTCTCTAAAAAAGAAAAGGAACTAAAAGCCTTACTTCCAGGCAAATCCGATAATGATAATAAGAAAGTTACTACGCAAAATAAGGTTTTTTGGACGAAGCAGAAAGACGATGCTACAAAAGCGCTGGATTCAATCGCTTCGGCACAAAAGAAATTGATGGATGCCGGAAATTTCAAGGGTATAGACTCCGCTGTGGTAAAGTCCTATAAAGAAAATGCCAAGAAATTGAAAGAAGCTGAGAAAGAATTAAAAGTCTATGACTCATCTTCCAAACAGGACGATAAAGCGCAAAAGTTACGTGAGGAGCAGGAAAAATACAAGCTCCTGCTCGATAAGCAAACACGCGAACAGGAACGAATCAAGATCGATTCAGCAAATGAACTCGAACAACTTGAAATAAACAAACTCAAAGAGAGTAGTGAAAAAGTCCTCAGACAAAGGGAGCTTAATCACAAACTAGAATTGCAGGCTATCGAGCGTGAAGCAGAAGACAAGAAACTAAAAGTGATTGAAGATGCTCGTTCTGCTTTTGAAGCTAATCCGGAAAACAAGAAGAAGACTTTTAATACAAGTGCTTTCATCAATTCTGAGTCAACGAAGAAACTGTTTGCCATGTTCGACAACGTTGCAAAGGAAGCCGCTGCGACTGCTGATACAAAGTACAATCGTGGAGATGATCTATCTGATTTGTTGAATCAGTATCAGGACTATACAGATCAACGGCTTGCGATTGAACGAAAGTTCAACGAAGATATTGCTACTCTTCAAGAACAGCGCAAACAAGCAGAAAAGGACGGAAATACAGAACAGGTAGAACAGATTGATCGTTCCATCACCCAAGCTACAAAAGATAAGGGTATGGAACTTATGAATATGGACTATAATAAGCTGAAAGAATCTCCGGAATACGTTCGTGCCTTTGAGAATTTGAAAGAAACATCTTCTGAAACTCTTAATTCTCTTCTTTCTCAACTAGAGAATGCAAAAGGGACAGCAGCTAAGGTATTATCTCCGGACCAACTTCGTGAATATACCAGCACTATTCAATCAATCATGGATGAACTGGATTCACGTAATCCGTTTCAATCATTATCTGACAAGAAGAAGGAACTGGCAGAAGCGGAGGAAGAACTAGCTAAAGCGCAAATTGAGTTAGAGAATGCCCGGACCCAGGCGGAAGCAGTGAAAGGCGGTGCTATGATTGAGAACGGTGTCAAGTCTTCTAAGTATAATCCCAAGACCGGAAAGATCGATTCAACTAAAGCTTATCTAACCGAGGCGCAGGCGTTGGATAAGGTGAAGGAGAAAACGGATAACTACAATGAAGCAAAAGACAAAACGACGAAAGCCAGTGCAAAGGTACAAGCTGCTGAAAGGAAAGTGGCAAGCGTTATCGGAGAACTCGGTGACGCTTTAAAAGATCTAGGTTCAGCTATCGGCGGACAAGCCGGTGAAATTATAAGTATCATTGGCAATATCGGCACCTTCGCCATGACAGCGATGAATGGCGTAGAAACGGCATCAACAACGGCATCAACTGCAATCAAAGCGGTTGAAAAAGCATCTGTCATTCTCGCCATCATCGGTGCAGCTATGCAGATAGCAATGAAAATCTTCGACCTGTTCGGCAAAGACGACACAACAGAAAAGTATGAGAAAGCCAAAGAAGCTTATGAATCTTATATCAACATTCTTGATAGAGTGATAGAAAAGCAACTGGAATTGGCTGAAACTCTTACAGGAGATAATGCGAATGCTGCTTATGATAAGGCCCTTGAAATGATAAGGCTACAGAATGAGAATGCACGTGTTTTAGGTAAACAATACTTGAACTCTGGTGCATCCGGCAAGTCACATTCAAAGGGATATACTGAAGTGGAAGATATGTCCATGGAGGGGTGGAAGCAAGCGGCAGATACGCTAGGTATGAGCGTCGATGAATTTAAAGACAAAATGGGCGGACGCATGGCCGGTCTGTTTGATTTGACAGATGAACAACTTACAAAACTTCAAGAAAATGCTGGGATCTTCTGGTCACAACTTGACTCTGACACTCAAAAATTCGCGGATCAGATAGTGGATGGTGTTACCCAGGTTGCAGAGGTTGTCGAGCAGAAGATCACCGATGCTACTCTCATTGATATAGACGGACTTCGTTCAGACTTTCAGGATCTGCTTACAGATATGGATGCCGATAGTGCTGATTTCGCAGATAACTTTGAAGAATACATGAGAAATGCTATTCTAAACTCAATGCTCAAAGAGGACTATATGAGCCGACTAACAGCTTGGAGAGAGAAGTTTTACAAAGCTATGGATGATGGAGTAACCGAAGAAGAATATAATGCTTTAAAAGCTGAAGGTCAGCAGATTTCCGATGACATGAAAGCCAAACGGGATGCGTTGGCTGAAATGTATGGCTGGAACAAAGATGACGATGAACGTGAAGCATCAAAGAAAGGTTTTGCCTCCATGTCGCAGGACTCTGCAGATAAACTGGATGGTGCATTTGCTGTTATGACTTCTCACACATACTCAATAAACGAAGGAGTTAAGCAAATACAATTGAGTACAGATAAGATCATTGAGAAGCTTGTATACCTATCCAACATGGACAAGAATATAGGTGAAATGGTAAAACATAGCGATCTTGTCATTACTTACCTGTCAGACATAAGTAGTCATACGGCACGCCTTGAAGCTATTGAGAAGGCTATAGAATCTATCAGAATGGGGATTGACACATTGAACACTAAAGGCATAACATTGAAGCGATGACAGGACAATTTTACTTAGACGGAATAGACGCCTATACCAGTTTAGGGATATGCGTTACAAAGGGAAGCTACAATAATCTTGTAGCCTTCCCTGCTATCAAAGAATTGGAAAAAAACGACTGGCCGGAAGAAGATGGACAAGAATTTGACCTTTCTAATATTGCCCTAAACACAAGTGATATAAGCATTGAATTTGCATATATGGGCAGTATGGGTATTGGCGGACTAATTGATAAGCTCTCGGACCTGAGCTATCATGAATTTCGTTTTCCACTCATTGACAGAACATATACCCTACGTTTGTCTTCTCAAAACAGTTATGTAATCAATACGGGCCTTGAAATTTCTAAGTTCACTCTTACAAATGACTTTCCCCGTGAAGCCAACTATGAGTATCAAGAACCTATTAACGATAGTGACCTCACATTTCCAAAGGGCTATGAGCTTGACAGTAAAGATCTGACCGACTATGGTGTTGTAGTATTGAAAGGCAGTACAGCAGAAATACTGAAAACTCCGGCAGTAAAAAAGAACCTACTGCAGAATTTCAAACGTCAAGATGG